ACGCCAACCTGCTGCGCTAACTGACTGTTCAGCGGCGCCGTCGATTTCTCGTCGCTTCGCGTGTGAGGCAAAAACTTCAGTGCCATCCGGCATACGAATGAGGTACTGCGAGCCTCTAATGTGTTCAAGCACAAGGGCGCCCTCAAAACTTTTCTGTGTGATTAAGGAGCCTTCGAGTGCTCGACGTTCGCGAGCAAACTGTGCTCGGTCTTCTGGCGAGAGCCGTTTCTTTTCGTAGTTCTTACCCATAATGTCTTCCTTTTCGAACGGAGACCAGTATTCGTTGAGATTCTTGTCGAGATATTCTGACTTGTAGTTATCAGTGTTGAACTTGAAGTCTTTGAGATACCTAGAGATATCATCGTTCCACTTGAGTTTCTTCAAGTTACTTCTCCTTCCAAAAATCAGCTATAGCTATCCAGTCGACGTTGGTCAAACTGAAGCCGTCAGGCGTCTTATCTTTCCAGAGATAGTAGCAGAAGTTCTCAAACTGAGATGGATCCGTCATTTTCAGCGATTGGGCGAGGCTTCGAGCATGCTCGTTATTTGTCAGTTGGGCTGCAACAGCCCATGTAGCCTGGTTTGCCCAGCCTTTATGTTTTCCCTCGTCTATCACGCTTCAACTATAATCACGAGTCTTCAGCAGTAAAGGTCGGAGATGGATTATTCAGCACATTTCCTGCAAACCCTATAGGTTGCTTGGCTTCTGGCGTATTTCGTACTGCCATTACTACTGCGGCTTTATGAGCCTGTTTAATCGTTTCAAAGGTCAGACAGGCTTGTTCCAGACCGGCAGCACAGGAATATAGAATGTTGATTAGCCTTTTCATTGACTAAATCCAGTCAGGGTCATAATCGACCGAGCCGGTTGTCTCGAATCGTCTAGCCCAATCGTCATCACCGTAATATGAATCAAGATAGGCAAAATCCAAGTCATCATACTCATAATGTTCTTCTGCACTTGGACCGTCCTTTTCTGGATATGTATCTTCGTTGGTTAAATCAACCATATCATCTCCTCTACTTGTCAATGATAACAACACGTTCATTGGTTTTGAAATATGGATTGGCACCGTTACGGGAATCAGTCATCCACATACGCGGGCATTTGCTCGGCTTTGGCTTTGGCGCACACATATCAGTCAGACAAATGTGACCGTCGTACTTACCCTTATTGACAAACTTAGTCGGCGCATTGAAACACGTACCACCGTAGAGCACCCGCTCTTTCTTGCGGCGCTCGCCCTTTTTCCAAACGTAAACCTTATCCTCGGCAACCTTTGTGTCGAAAGGAATCACAGTAAATGTAGCAACGTCAGCCAGCTTGTTAAGCTCAGAATAAAACGCTGCCAGCATTTCATCGGAGACGGAACCAGACTGGTCAATGCTGATTGCGATATTGGCAACACGCTCGACCTTGCGGCCGGGATGAATGTAGGCGTAACGCTTATTCAGACGTCGCGGGGTGCTGCGCTTATTGGACCGCTGAGAGCACTTGACAAACCATCGAAGCACCTTGCGCCAGTCGACCTTCGTCGACAACTTGTCCATGATTTCTCTACGCACAGACGAAGACACGGAGCCCCATGAGTTAGACTTTGCAGCCTCGTTGGCGGCATCCTTCATCGCCTCCTTCAAACGCTCTTTCGCTATTTCTTTGGTAGCCTCGTCGCAGGCGTCGCCGCCCCACTGACCATGGCTGTCAAACTGACCGGCATTATCAGGGTCGAAACCTTCGCCCTTCTCACCGTCGTCACCTCCACCATTCTGGTCGTCATCAGCCTTTTGCTTCAACTGCTCGTAATACCATTCGCCAGTCCGATCGGGAGGCAAATCCTCAAAGGGTCCAGAGCCGGGAAAGCAGCACATTTCTGGCAACTTATCCTTGCCAATCAAACAGTTGATTGAAAGGTCAGTTGCGATATTCCACAACTTGAAAAGCTGCATCTTGTCTTTCGGCACATTACCATTGTTGGTAAAAACACCAGCAAGCTCATCGGGCAGTCGTCCGGTGACGTGCTCAAAAATCAGATGATAAAACTCGTGGACAAGCACACCAGACCTTTGAGCGTCAGTCAGACCTTCAAAGAAGTCTGGATTATACATCATCTCGAAATATCCGGTGTCGGGATTAACACGTACACCGGCAGTCGGGATGCCCTTGAACTCCTTCTTCTCGATACGACGAGAAAGCGCAGCAAAGAAAGGCTCACGCTGTAGGAGTCGGAAGATGTGGTCGTTTAGAACAAACATTGTGACCTCCGTTACGCTATAACTATAGGAACGGCTAAAAGATGGTAAAGAAAAATGATGACAGGGGGGCTGTTTACTCACAGTGCAGCCTTGCTATCTAGTTTTTTGATTTATGGGATCGATCCCTCCGCCGAAACTAGCAAAGTGGCGGGTTTAGTTAATAAACTCCCCTGTCATCGCCTCACAAAACTCTAAGAATCCTTGCCCGTGAGCATTTGAACCATTCGCGCCGAGACCTTTGTTCCGTCCGTCGCAGAAGCCTTATGCAGGCCAATCACGTTAGCGTTGTCACCCTTACCGAGTACGGTCCACAACTTCATCGCGGCCTCGGATGGCAGAATCACGAAGTAGTTTGCCAGGTTTTGAATCTGGTTATCCTGAAGTTCGCTGGCAAACGTGTCGCTAGCTTCCATCTTTTCGATGAGAGCACAGTGCTCGTTGATACCAAAGTCCTCTGTCTTGGCGACCTGTCCATCATCGAGAATCATCGGGATGGTCACTTGGCGCTCGTAGTTCTGTGCAAAGTCATTGAACGCGACGGCGGCTTCCATGCCAACGAAGGCGGCAGACAAATGATAAACGCTAGCATCACCCTTGGTATCTGGCGTGAGAAATCCAGCACTAGCCAGACAATCATTCAGACGCTTCCAAGAGCGACGGGACGGGTAAACCTTGTTAGGCTCGTAATCCTCGGCATGCTCCAGATGTGAACGATTCTGATTGATGAAGTCCCAAACGAGACCATCGACATTATCCTTTGCCCAATCAAGCCAATCCTCGACGGTGGGCTCAACGTCAAACACGGTCCAGCGGTCAAGCTCGGCAGGGTCCATTTCTCCAACCTGATACTGCGAACCATGCTCGCCACCATTGACAGCGGCAACGATAACGGTATCGGGATGGATGGGCTTGCCAAACAACTTGCGAGAATCCGTAAGCTCGAAGAGGCCTTGGCGTACCTCGTTGACGGCTCGGTCAACCTCATCGAAGAAGAGGACCACGGGCTTGTCACAAGCCTCCTGAAACCAGTCAGGAGGACAGAAAGAAGTGACATCGCCGTCAGTCTTAGGAAGGCCAATGAGATCGCCCTCAGTCATCTGAGATGCGCGTCGTTCGACGACGGGCAGATCGAGATCTGTAGCAATCTGATATACGACCTCGGACTTGCCAACACCGTGGCGTCCGCGAAGCAGCACAGGCTTGCGTACCGCGATAACGTGCGGGGCAACATTTCGGAATGTCTTGAAATCAACAGCCATTGTATTCTCCTATACTAAATAGTGGCTCGTCTTACACAACAAAGATAAGAACAGTTGAAAGGGAGTAAAGAAGTTTTTTACACAGGCTTCACAAGGACCGCATGGCCCAAAGTAATGCCGGTAAAAACAGCGTAACAAACAGTCAAAGTAACAAAATCCATAATACCCTCCTATAAGTCTATGGAAATAGTGGTTTTTTCAGTACATCCGACAGGACTCGAACCTGTGACCCTCGGCTTAGAAGGCCGATGCTCTGTCCAACTGAGCTACGGACGCTTAATGGTAGCATCGGAGGGACTCGAACCCTCAATCCCAAAGGGCGACGGATTTTAAGTCCGTTGCGTATACCAGTTCCGCCACGATGCCTCAACACCCAAACTATAAGAACCAGTTTGGACAAGTAAAGCTACTAATCCGTGGCCCACTCGTATCGGATGATGCGACTGCTGCCACAAGCCACGCAGTTAGCGTCGCAAGCAGGACGGGAGGAGCCTGGCTTTCTGTAGTATTTACAGCCACATGAGCCACAGTAGTAGTTGTGGGGCTTCTCTTTCTTCTTAGGGGGTGGCTTAAACATATTAAATCCTTGCCTTCTTTAGCCATCGAACCTCGGTCTCGATAGTTTCAGAATCACCAACCGGCAGTACAATCACAGGTACTGCACCTTTTGCGGCACCAGCAACTTTGTCGGGATAGTCAATAATCATCACCATTTTATCGCGGTGATTTCTCATCTTGTGCCCGGTCACTACCGTTCGGACGCGGGCTATCGTTCCCACAGGAAAAGTAGGAACGGAAGCCATATTATCAAGCACCTTGGCAACATACTTGTTTTCAACCATTGCGCGATACTGCTTCTCAGTTGGAACAAGGCTGTCATCGCCCAAAACACGATGAGCAAGATCCGCAAAGTACGGAGGATTATTCAAGTAATAGCGAGCAGCGACGCGCATCTTATCGCGCATCTCCTCGGAAAAACTATCATTCCAAGCCTTTCGGGCAGCTTGAACGTCAGGGTCTAGCTTCTTTTCAACACGTTGAAGAATCGACTCCTGCTTGCCAGTCAGACTTCCGTAGCGCTTAACACCATCCTTAATAGATGAAAGAAAATCTCTTTCCCAGACGGAAAGACCAGAATCATTGGCAAGAATCTTGTCAATACGAACAATAAGTTCAGGATTTGCCTTTTCTCTGCGTTGTCGCATAACAGTCTCTCGTCGGTGTGCGCCAGAGTTCCAACCCATTTTTCTCTCCGTGTCCTGGGTACGCTTAAACTATAAGTACGATTCTTTTTAAGTTAAGAAGTTACGTGAGAAACAACCATTAGTTCCCAACTTTCACGCACTTGCAGGCGTTCGATTGGCCCCTTCCATGAGGCGCGCGGGACGAGGGGCTCCCTACAAAGCCAATGAACAACAATATCATAGCGTTCTTCTTTCCACTGAGATAAGAGTTTGGCATGATGTTTTTCTTTAATATGCTTTTTACCAATCACTATGCCATGGATGGGGTGACCCCAGCTATCCGGTCGATATGCCTCGCGAACAATGGCACCGGTCTTGAGTTTTCGAGCGGCTCTAATATCCATTAGCGGCGCCGTCCTTCAATAAAATCAGCCTTGTCACGAGAAAAACTATCCTCCCACGAACGACGTTTATCCGCATTATCGCTCATTTGATCGGCAGTTAAAGGCTTAACATCATTATTGAAAATAGCCTTTTCGGCCTGAAAAACTGCTTCTGCCAACTGTTTCCGATTGTTGTTCTGAAGTGTAACCTCGGTACGCTCAATAGCTTCCGGTGCAGTACCGGAAGTACGGTCGAGAATACGATTTGCAACAGAAAGAAAAGCCTCAAGTGATTCGCGAGGAATCGTGATTGAATCGTCCATTAAAATCTCCGTGAAAAAACTATAGGAACGAGACCCCGAGAGTAAAACTATTCGTCATCGTATTCGATACCATGGTAATCATACGGACGCTCTTTCTCGAACAGACCACGCTCCACAGCGGCGACGAGACAGCCTGCCATAGTCAGAAAATCATCGGGAAACGAAGTCTCGACGGGCGAAATAACTTCAAAGCCTCGTTCCTTGTTTCGCGACCGAGCGCTATCCTCAACGTCGTTGATATTGATCAACTCTGGCTTGAGCATGTTTGAGAACCTTTCGCCGTCGGGGTAGTGCTCATCTGGCGTAATGTTCGTGGCATAGATGATCTCATTGCATTGCAGATTTTCGCCCAAAGCACACTCATGGGTAAGCCTAGCCCAATCGATTCTATCGACCATCGCCAAAACACTATTGTCACCTGTGCGCCAAGAATGTGCGTGACCGAGAGCGCCGACACCCAATCCGGCTTCGGCAAATCGCTCGGCAAACTTCTCGCGCGCCGCAAGAGCCTTGGTGGCAAAGTCATTCATATCATTCTTCTTATACCCGCAAGAGCGACGATTGTGTCCATATCCAGTGCAGTAAGAACACTTGCGATTCTTGCCACGATTGGCTACCTTGTTCAACTCAGCCTTGTGGCGATCGAGATAGCGCTGTGCTGACCTGCGTTCCCAATCCTCTGTGAAGTTATCTTCTGCAAGTTGGTGTTCATATTCAGCAATCTGGTCCAGGTGATTCTGCTTCTTCGCCTTGCACGAACCCTTGTTGTGACCCTTTTCATAGCAGTAGCCACAAGTTACAGTGCGCTTCCAGTTTCCATTTTCATCAGTATAATACGACATTTCAACCCTCCGTTGTGTCGTTTACAGTATAAGTATAGTTACGCAGCTTGAAGAGTCAAGAGCGCATCGAGCATATTAACAGTTTTTGGGGATCCGCCGCCCACTGGATGGACCCAACACTTTGAGCCCCACGGACTATAAATGTTTGTACCCTTTTCGCACAGGGCAGCTAAGACTTGGCAGATATCAACATCTTCCAAAATATATTCTGGGGTTTCGTCGTCGAAGGCTTCGGGGTTGTTAAAGGCCACTCCAGCTTCAACCAGCAAAATCATCATATGCTCGGTTAGTTCTTCTCCAGAGATGGGCGCGTCAGACCAACAGTTCTCCGTAAAATACTCATGGCACGAGGAATCTTCGATGACGGCCTGCATTTCAACGTAGCCGTTTTTAATCTCGATGAGTTGCATATCAACTCCATTGTCATACCAGTTAAGATATCTGTGAGTAAAGCAGTTAATCACTTTCTCGTAGATATCCTTGCCATACTTGGGCTTAAAGATCCAAGATGATTGCATGTTTTTTACCCGCTATTTTGTGTAGGTTTTAGTGTGAGTGCATCGCACTTCACCAGTTGAGCCAATATGCTTGCATGTTTCTTGATGATGCGCGCGAGTGGGTTTAATGCCAACTGACGGCATTGGAACATAACAACCGTAAGTTAAAACTGAGTATATCAAAACAAAAATAATCTTCTTCATTATTTTCCCTATGTGTGTGAGTAAAAAAATATGGTTGACCCGGTGGGACTTGAACCCACGACTCCCACCTTATAAGGATGACGCTCTAACCTACTGAGCTACGGGTCAGTAATCTGTCTACGCCCCAACTATAGGAACCAAAAGATCCTGGTCAAGACTCAGAAATAAGAAGTAGTGTTTCTTCTCGTCGACTGTGCTCTTCGCCTTCAAGTATATATAATCTAACAGATTTTCCATCTCGTTCGCTTTCAATGACCTCTACAATCATTTTGGCCGGATAGATTTCTTTGTAGTTTGAATAGCTTGAAGGTATTACTAAATCACCGACTTTCACTGATCAGCTCCAGCTCTTCGACGCGGAATACGCACCTGCCGCCAGTGCTAGTCAGCATTACCTCTACGCGGTGGATCCAGTTAGCGGGTGATGGTTGGAAGATGTTTGTCACCAGTCCCTTAGTACGACCGTAGTTTCCTATTGTGGAATATGCTTCGCTCGCCATAACCAAATCACCGACTTTCACTGAAATACTCCTTTAAGACTTCTTCCATCGCATCGTGGACTCGCCTCTCAAGATCGATAGCTCGTAGCTTGTCCAAATCTAAGTCGAATGGAATATCTACTCGGCACTCAACAACACTTGGTCCGATTGAAATATGGTAGTGTGCGCCAGGAGTCTGGCATTTATGTTCCCTCACCTACAACCTCGATAAACTTTTCGTCCATTGGACCTCCGTAATGGAAGTTCGCGGACGGGAGTGGGTGCAAGTCCCAGTAAGCTGTTCGTCCAACATAATCGTCATCCATCTTTGCCCTACCAAGAACAATATAGTAACCAACTTTCGCTGGTAAAACTTGTACTAGGTCACCCACTTTCATTAACCAACACCATGCGAGGCTCAACCGTCCACACGGGATCCTCTCCTTCGATAGTCAAAGATTGAATCTTCCACCAACGATTGCCAAACTTGCAGCCTCTATCTCTCTCGACCAAAATGTAATAACCATCTTTTTCAAGTAAAGTAACTAAATCACCCGCCTTCATAAATCACCCGCCTTCATTTTATATACATATACGTGATCATATCGTCGGCTTCTTCGATAATATCACCCGAAGGGAACCACTTAACTTCGTAAGATTCCTCTTCAAAATCACCGTCGGCCGATGGCACGCGGCGCAGAACTATTCCAACATTCCATTCGTATATTTCTGCTGCTGAATATCCAATACCACTGATCAGATTTTTCTTCTCGCTTGGAGAAAGTTTAACTAAATCGCCAACTTCAAACTTTGTCACAAATAACCTCAACGCAATGCGATGGTGTCCAGGCTTCTTGTGGACCGTATTCGTCGGAAAACCAATAAATCCAAGCGCCTGGGCAGCTGCCTTCTCCATGTTCGATATCGTGCAAGTTTAAGACAATCCCTGTATGACCAACAAAATATGCACGGCCAGGGTTAGACCATCTTACTAAATCACCGACTTTCACTATGGATTCCCCATAGTATTTTCGTCTTCTTCTGGTTCGGGCGTGTGTCTCAAGTCTTCGATACTGTGATATTCATTAAAGTTTCGATCGCCAAATCGCACAACGGCTTCCGGGGGACAGGTGTCGACGCGCATAACAAGTCCCGGCACAGCACAATCGTCACGAATGTCATCGGCATGCCAGACCAAATCACCTACTTTCACTTACAGCCCTCGCACCTACCTTTAAGATAGTCCGCGACTATATCACCAATGACATCCATCACGGCTTCAAAATCATCTTCATCGTCAAGGCAGCGCGACGAACATCTCTCAGCTAGAGCATCGCGTATAGAATCTTTAAGATTAAAAAAATCACCCGGCTTCATTTAGAACCTCCAGCCAACCAGCGAGCATACAATCTCGGCCCCCACCTTCTTCTGCTAAGTGTGCCGGTGAAACCCAACGAACCCACCAGCGATGTACACGCCGCTTGTGTTGCCGGTATACAATGCCGATCGGGTAGTATTGCTCGCCTCCAATATCGTCTGGTCCCCAAGGGTCAGCACTTTTTACCAAGTTACCGATTTTCATATTTTCTCCAGCCATCTGTAACTGTTCCAAGATTCTTGTGGACAGCCCCTTGGAGGGTTACACCAGTATACGAAATATCCGCATCTGTCCTCCGCGATCGCGTTTAAGTCTACCTCAACTATAATCCCCAAGCCGCTGCGGTCAAGGGCATGCGTATTATTTACCAAGTCACCGACTTTCATCGAATGGTCTCAACTCGTTGGGCATATAACCATAAACTGTACGTGGAGTGTCACCGCCGAAAAGAGACCAATGCACATCGATGAGTGTTATCCCATTGTGCTTTGACACCCTTACAACAATACCAGTCGACGTGCGCGTGTAGCCGGGTCGATCGCGATGGCGCACCAAATCACCGATTTTCACTTAACATCTCCAAAAGTTCGTGGTCGAGAGGATACAGCCCACTGTGTTCGGATTTGCCAAACCAGTGAATGATAGCCTGACCTCCCCACTTATCCTCGTCTATTTCTATAATGATGCCGACGTCTTTCGCGTGTGGGTGTATCCACTTAACCAGATCACCGACTTTCATTGATAACCTCTATTTCGTTCTCAGTAAAAGGATAGGGACTAGACCAGCCTTGGTAAAGCACTAAATAGTTAGTTGACCAAGCACCGGCAGGCACGTATTGCACATCTTTGATTCCAGTGATCACGCCGATTTTACCAGCGTTGTGATTTTTGGTAATACGAACCAAGTCACCGACTTTCATTGATAACCTCCAGTATACACAACTGATAATGACCAGCCGCCGTGTATTTGCAAGCCCACTCAACATAGGCAGAGCCCTGACAAGGCTGCGAAGGGTGCGGCGGCTCAGGTAAATCCTTAAAGCGCAATACAATACCGAAAGGGCCACTGACCCTGTGGCCTGTAAACTTTACCAAATCACCGACTTTCATACTACAACCATAGAAACCAAAAAATTAAAGTCTAGGCTTTTTGGATTATTGTTACTAAGCCTTCAGCCAAGGCATCTTCGCCAAGGTCACAGACGTAGGAAATACTCGGCCACTTTATCTTCCACGAGGGCATCACACCATCTGGGTATTCCGCAAGTTCGCCGACTACGCCCACTTCATAGCCAGAACCAACGGACACAACAAGGCCTATCTCACCGTCATGCGTATCTTGAACCAAATCACCGACCTTCACTGATGACCTCAATATTCGCCTTGAAAGGGAGCGTGACTTTCCCGTCGGGCCACAGTACCTCACACGCTTCACTACTATGTGACCATGCCTTTACGATAATCCCATAGACCTTTTCAATACCAGGGATGGGTACAGTGCGTCTTACCAAATCACCTACTTGCATTGATAACCTCTATACTACTTCGGTACTCAGGCATTGCATATGACACCGCCCATCTTTCGTCTGTCCATTCTGAATCGTACTTGTTCCACAATACAACAGGGTCATTATCTTCATCGTAGTCTACAATCACGCCCACATATCCATCATTTCTTCGCGGACCGTGGACTGGTATGACCAAATCACCGACTTGCACTGACAAGCTCCAAGGCGTATTTGGCGCAGCTTCCCGGCTCGCGGTCTGGCATTGTCGACCACTTGACCCGGCATCGTCTGGCCTGAGCCTCTACCGAGATAATGATTCCAATACCATACATTTGCGGTGGTGCTACGGCTGGTCTCATCTTTACCAAATCACCGACTTTCACTGACAATCTCCAGGCCAATAGTATAGTTGTCTGCATCTTCAACTGTGCCGTCATCGAGCCATCTTATCAATGTCTCGTAGGACTCGACACAGATGACGAGAGCAAGGTATCCGTTATGCTCTACCAAATCACCTACTTTCATTAACAATCTCGCAGGCTTCTTTGACATATACCTTGGTGAACCACTCGATTCTTCCGTTAGGACACAGTATACCATATGGTGTCCGACACGTATCGTCTTTAATCGTTACCAATAAGCCCATTTCAGAATACTCACTGTCTTTTATCAAATCACCGACTTTCATAGTGATACTCCACATCGTCAGATTCTATTCCTTCGATTTCTCCATCGGACCACAAACATTCGAGCCAAAAGTTTTGTTTCAAGGGTCCGTGACCGGCAGGTATACCTGAAACATCTAGAATGATAGCAAACTCGCCACCACACTTTATCAAATCACCGAGTTTCATTAACTTTCTCCAAAATAATCCGGTCATAGAAAGCGCCTCGTTTTTCTCGCTTATCCACAGCAACACTTTCAACACCTTCCATTGAAAAATGGTGTAGTGTACAAAGAGCCCTCAAGACCTCAAATATATCAGCTGCCTCTTCGTAAGAAGGATTCTCGATAAACTCTTCAAGCTCCTCTTGCATTTTCTTACACAAAAAATCTTGGTATTCGTCTAAGCCAGCGATGTGATAAACACACGTTTTCCCACCATCTTCAATAATCTTTGGGATGCCGTCTCTAACTAGCTTCACTTATAACCTCCAACTCATATTCGCTCCACCATCCAATCTCTTTCTTCCAGTGAACCTCAAAAAATACTATACCATAGTCATCTTCATAGGCATCTAAAACAATACCATATTTACGCTCTTCAAAATCAGCACCAAGCACATTGGTGATGCCAGGACGTAATCGAACAACATCACCGACCTTCACTTACGACCTCCAAAAAATCGCAGCGGGCGAACAGTGTTGGCTTGTGGCAACCAGCCCACAAGATGTAGGGGCTCCAACCCCAGGATCCGCAGCGCATAACGAGGCCGATATCATCGGGTGTTCGACCATAAGTTTTGCATACTCCCGATTCAATCCTTACTAAATCACCGATCTTCATGCCCTGCTCATAATGTGAAACATATCGTCAGCGCTCACAAAATCTTCAGCGTTCCAGGGGTCTGTCAAAGTTTTGTTAGCAACGCTCCAGACAATTTCAACCATAAGTCGATAATCATCGAAATATGTTCTTAGCACAATACCAATATCGCCATCGGAACACCCAATCATATCGCCGGTATTCGGATATCCTGGGCCGTTATTTACGTCCATAGATATATTCATCTTTTTGTTTCCGTGCCAATTGCTTGAATCTGTACTCAGCCTTCTGGGCTGAAGATCGATCTTCGAAGACTGTCTGATAAATCAACTCAACAGGTCTTCTTGTCTTCGTATATTTCGCGCCTGTAGACAAAGCGTTGTGCTCTTTAAGGCGCCGGGTAATATCCGTTGTTACACCTGTATAATAAGTACCATCGGCGCAAAGTAAAACATAAAGGTACCAGTTTTTCATACAGCACTGATAACCTTAAACAAGGGAAAGCCACTTCGACTTTTGATAGCGACGAAGCACTCACCAATATTGTCCCTACGTTCGGCGAAAATGCGATCGCCTTCGGCATTATACATAGATGGGCGCGGGCCTGTGCCATCGAGCCAAAAAACTTTCACCATCTCTGTTTCCTTGAGATGGTCGAGCCATGTGTTTTTGGCAAAGCCCAAAACCAGTGCTCGATGAGTCGATCCACCTGAGTTGAACCAAACCAAATCGCCCGTGTTGATATTCAAAACCCACCCTTGCCCCGCCACTTCTCTTGTGGCTCAACACACTTCTACATATATGTAGTCACAACTTATCTAGGATCAACAGTAAAAATTAATTTGTACAATTAAAATTCTATATGTCGGCCTCACACATAAGTTGTCCAGGCCGTGCGCATGCGTTTTCGCCACTTGATCGAGCCGTCCAGACACTTAATATAGATATAGTCCACGCCGTCGGCTTCGGGATCATATGCGTAATCTGGTGTGTCATCAGACAAAAATTCAGACTCGTCCGTTTCGGGAGAAAAAAGACGATAGCCTCCGTGCGTACCTGCGACTACGATATGGTCATATAGCTGCTCATGGGAACAAAATTTTATTTGCTTCAACATATGATCGGGATATCCATCATAGTGACAGTAGACACCGATGTAATCTCCGTCTTCTTTTTCAAGAAACAAAGTGCTAGACGTACCCATTTAGGCCGCGCTCGTCGAATCTAGTTTTTCAGATATTTCAACCAGAAGCCTTCTGATATCGTCGATTCTCTTTTCTAGTTTTTCTTGTTTTTCGGTCTGAATAGCAGTTCTGAGAAGATAGAGTTGCTTCTTCGCTTCCGTTAGTTTGTCATCGACCGGATTTGGAACATAAATTCTAGGCATCTTAAAGTGTCCTCCTAATGTATACAGTAGTCTCCATCGTACTCCCAGGAACAGCTATCGCCCCAGATACACCATTCTTCTACACAATCCCATCCTACATCCCATGTGCAGCAGTCTATGCCGTATTGGGGGCTCGACGCGCAAGTTTGCGGGAGATAATTATATGGTTGAGAATATTCACATATATGGTAATCCATATATAAGGGTGGATAAATAGGTGTCTCGTACCCAAGTGAATCTGGCATACTGGTGTCGATGCACCCGTACATAAACAAAAATACAATAAAAAATAAATAACGCATAACTTTCCCCCCTGTGTCCTGGGGGCCTCGAAACTAAAATAGATACTATTTCTCTTTCGTCAACAAAATAATTGAATTATTGGTTTCTTCGTGAAGCTCTCCAGAAGGAAACCATCGTACAAGATATTGAAATAATGAAGTTTTTTGTTTTGGATGTGCTTCAATAACCAGCCCATAATTCCAGTCATCAAAGGCTGTCAGTCCGGCGTCTTCTTTCAATATCTTTCTTTCAGAAGACGACAGGGTTACCAAATCGCCAACTTTAAATTTCATTTCTTCTTTTTTCCAGAAAGCAAATTTGCCAATTTAAGTCGCTCGTGCATTTTCAAATTTTCAGAAAGCATTTCCTGAAATTCTTCAGACAACTTAATCAATATATTCATAGCACTAACATCAAGAGTAAAGACATTTCTTTTTTGCATAGCAGCAACCTTGTTTCTCGCCTCGTTTAAAAGATCAAGCCGCTTTTGAAACTTTCTTTTTTCCACTGTGCGGCCTCCATTTTTAAACTTTGTATTTACTGTCAGAAAAAAATATCTCTACATTTGAGAACTGTTCCTCAATGAATTCTGTAAATTGCTTTTCACCTTTAAATTCATATAACTCACCGTTATTAAGTAGTTTCCAGGTTTCCAAATTGCGTAAAATATCAACTTTGTTCAAGACAAGCTTATTGATACCATTGATATTTATTGCACGCCGAAGGGTATTCAACTCCAAAAAATTACATTGACGGGGGCGGCCAGTTGTGGCTCCGTATTCTTCCCCCGCCTCACGTACGCGAGCAAAAAACTCTACTTGCTCTTTTGGCTCAAATTGTTTTGAGCCAACATAAGTTTCGTATACTTTTCCTACTCCCCATACATCGCGTATCCAAGTGTGAGGAACAGCATTTAAAAGTGCCCCTGCGGTGCCGACGTGGCTAGAAGTAACAAATGGATAATCGCCCCAATCAATATCCAGGCTGAATCCCTGCGCTCCCTCACATAAAACTTTAACCGATTTGTCTCCATGAAATTCCTCATATAAATCAACTATATACGGCCTTAAAGAAGGCACGTCTTTTGCTTGTATGCCGACTCTTGCGTGCTTATCGCGGTAGGCCGGTCCATTTCCTCGTTTTGTTGTTCCAATTTTTGTCTCGTAATTCTCTTCCATAATGTGAAGGTCTGTAATCACATGTGTGTTGTGGGCAATAAAAACCTTACCATCGGTGTCAATTCCCCCTTCTTTAAGTTCTTGTAGTTCTTTAAAAAATTGTGGAGGACTCACAACACATCCAGGGCCTATAATTGATTTAATTCCATAAAATACTCCTGCTGGGATATGGTGTGTTACGAATTTACGACCTTCGTGATAAATCGTATGGCCGGCGTTGCATCCGCCGTTAAATCTTAGTACATGCGTATAATCCTTACACTTGCATAAGTAGTGTGTTACTTTTCCTTTCGCCTCGTCTCCATGTTGTACTCCAATTACCACATCTGCTAACACTATACATCTCCAATGTAAAAAAACCCACCCTTTCCCGCTTCATCTGGTGAAGCCACCGCAACTCTGCCACTTACAAAATACTTACTAATGTAATATAGAATGGAACTGAAAAAAGTAAAATCTTTTTGTAAAAATTATCGCCACTATAGCGTACATAATCATTCATCTATTTATCCTCCTTGAAAATCATATTTGGTACCCCCTGTAGGGATCGAACCTACGACCTGCGGATTAAGAGTCCGATGCTCTACCAACTGAGCTAAGAGGGCATTTAAGCGTACTCGGCATCAATGATATCATCATCGCCGCTTTGGGACGGCGGGACGTCTTCCTGTTGGCTTTCTTCTTTTTGTGCCTCATACAAAATCTTGCTTGCCGCATGAACCGCCTTTTCTAAGTTGGTATACGCGGCTTCGTAAGCTTCCGCATTTGAATTTTGAACTGCATTTCTTACTTCTTCCATGGACGCCTCAACCTGCTGTCTGGAGTCGTCATCTAATTGATCCTTATTCTTGATAACACTTTCTGCCTGAAAAATTAAAGTATTTAGCTTGTTCGTCCACTCAACCTCGTGCCTTTTCTTTTTGTCTGCCTCTTCGTTTTCTTTTGCGTCTTGTACCATACGATCGATATCGGCATCGTTTAGCCCACTGGCATCAGCTATTGTTATATCCTGCTCTTTTCCAGTGGCTTTGTCTTTGGCAACAACACTCAAGATGCCGTCTGCGTTAATATTAAAAGTTACTTCAACTTGAGGTACGCCCCGGGGAGCCGGGGGAATTCCGTCTAGAGTAAAATTGCCCAGAGTTCTATTATCGGAAGCCATTTGGCGCTCACCCTGTAGTACATGAATAGTGACCGCTAGCTGATTGTCATCTGCCGTGGAAAAAATTTGTGACTTTTTTACCGGTACCGTTGTATTTCTTTCAATCAAAGCCGTGCATATGCCGCCTAAAGTTTCAATACCCAGACTCAAAGGTGTTACGTCCAATAACAAAACATCACTTACATCGCCAGACAAAACACCTCCTTGTACAGCGGCGCCAAGAGCAACAACCTCATCTGGATTGACACTATGACTAGGCTCTTTCCCAAAGAAATCTGTTACTCTTTTGGCAACCAAGGGAATTCGTGTCGAGCCTCCGACGAGAAGTACTTCGTCGATATCTCCAACTTTCTTTCCGGCATCTTTTAGCGCCTTCCTGCACGAAGTAAAAGTCTTTTTAACCAAGCCGTCGATCATCGTTTCAAATTTCGATCGCTCAATGCTAACGGTCAGGTGTTTTGGACCGGTCGCATCAGCGGTTAAGAAAGGAAGATTGACCTCTGTTCTAACGGTAGAGCTTAGTTCCTTCTTGGCTTTTTCTGCGGCTTCTCTGAGACGCTGCATGGCCATAGGATCACCCGAAATATTAATACCAGTGTCTTTCTTAAATTCTTTAAGCAAATGCTTAATAATCTTTTCATCAACATTATCTCCTCCCAGGCGTGTATCACCAGAAGTCGATAGTACTTCAACGATATCCTCGCCCACTTCTAAAATAGACACATCAAAGGTGCCGCCGCCAAAATCATATACAGCAATAACCTGATCGGACTTGCTTCCAAGACCATAAGCCAAAGCTGCAGCAGTCGGCTCGTTGATAATGCGCTTAACTTTCAGACCAGCAATCTTTCCAGCATCGCGCGTCGCTTGCCGTTGGCTATCATTAAAATAAGCCGGCACAGTAATAACTGCTTCTGTTACTTCGCCTCCAAGATACTTTTCAGCTGATCTCTTCAGCTTCTGCAACACTTTCGCACTCAATTCTGGCGGGCTATATTCTTTTCCAGAAACCATAATTGAAGCCTGTCCAGAAGCGGCACGTGCCACTTCAAAGGGCATATTTTCTGCCGATTCCTTTACTTCGTCATAGCTCGAACCTATAAAACGCTTAACTGAATAAATAGTTTCCTTGGGTTTTACAACTGCTTGGCGGCGCGCGGTGGCACCCACCAAAACTTCTTCGTCGTTTCCAAAACCAATCACTGAAGGAGTTGTTCTACTGCCTTCCTCATTTACAAGAACCTTGGGTTCTCTACCTTCCATAACGGCTACACACGAATTCGTGGTACCTAAATCAATTCCAATAATTTTTGACATATTTCATTTTCTCCTGTTTTGAATCGCATATGTTTTCTGGATCCAATCATACATCGCGATTCCAGAACTCGTGCCTACGTTTAAACTTCTGACCGAGCCATACTGCGGTATATTAACACAATAAGCACATTCTTTTAAAAGTAAAGGAGAAATTCCTTCACCTTCTTCGCCAAAAATCATTAAAGCGTTATCAGGCCACTCAAACGTCTCCATCGGTACGCAACAATCCAAATTATTGTCAAGCCCAACAAAAACATATTTTTCCTTTAGCTTCATCAATTCTTCAAAATCGTTAAGATAATTTAAATCTACGTAATGGTGTGTACCTACAGTACCTCGTCGATCAAAGCGTTTACGACCAATGTAAAATACCTGTGAAGCATTAAAAGCATTGGCGTTTCTAATCATCGTACTGATATTAAAATCGCCCTTCCAGTGTTCCATCAAGACTGCGAACGGGTGTGCCTTTGAACGCAAATCTTTTTTAATCTCTTCAACACTCCGCGACTTATATTCGTCGGTTACATTGTATTTCCAAGCACTTAGGCGCTCTTTATCAATTACATTCATTTTGAAACGTATTCCTGTGAAAATCCAACATAGTTTCAGCAGCCAACTGCCGGCTAGCATGCCCATTTAGATTAGCCGAGGGATTGTTTCCAATTTTAACAATTGGAATATATGTGACAGCATATCTTTGCCCGGGTGACATTTTTAATGATTTGTCCGCACGATAAGGCGCCCAATCAATATCTTTATTTTCCTTTAACAAAGAAAATATTTCACCAAGAAATATTCCATCGTACCAGACGCTTAAACGGCCCGTATGTTGTTGTTTCTTAAAAACAAAATTCATTTTGCCTCATTTAAAATCTGGCGTAGGTATGCAAGTTTCTGGATCAATTGTGACCTCATCATTCTCGTGAGCCTCAATAAATTTTTGAGCCGCCTTCTTGTTGCGAAAATTTGTGAGATAAATCATTTTTTCACCAGCCTGAAGAATCACTTCATAACATCCATGGCGTGGATGATTGATTTGATAATTACTGACTTCCTCATTTTCCTTAAACCTTTCAAAGTTTTTCGGTATCTTGGCTCTACGCTTTTTCATATGTCAATTATAATAACGCCGCGATCATCGTCAAGATTTTCTTCTTCTTGCTGCTGTTCATTTTCCTTGAGCCATTGAACATATCTTTCCCGCTCTTCCTGCGGTGAGGGAACTCTAACATATAACCGTTCATATTCATTCATTATCCAACTCCTCAATTATTTTTTTTAATTGCTCATTTTCATCACGCAACTGGTGAATCATCTCATTCATTTCGTGAACAGCTTGAATTAGAATGTCATATTTTATTCTTAATTCCTCTAAGAGCTGATCACGAGTTTTCATCTCCCTTGGCCTCTGTGTTTTCGGTTATGTCGATGCGCTCTAGAGGGGGGACTTCCGGCCCTATAGCCATGGTGAAATGTTTCTCCCCCTCCGTGCGGGCTCTTTGAATATTTTCCGCCTCCTTGCTTGGTTTTCTTCGAAACATATGTTGATCGACTTTTCGTATTGATTTTTGCCATCGTTATTCTCCTTTCTGACGGTCATACATTGTAACGCCATTCAGATGATCTATTTCGTGTTGTACACAAACACATTCTAGGACATTTTTATCTGCACCGAAATACAAAGTGTCTATGTGATTGTCTGCTTTGACAGCGATATTCTCATAGCGTTCGGTTAAAACATAGTCACCTGGGAATGAAAGACAAGCTTCGGTGTATGATATTTTTTTAAATTTTCCGATGATTCTTGGATTAATCAAAATCAAAGGCTTTGTGACATTTATCACGCACACTCTCTTGTCTAGGCCAATTTGGTTAGCGGCCAGTCCGGCGCCAGATTTAATTTGACTTAAAATTTCTAGCAGCTGCTTTCCAATTGCAATTCCCTCTTCGACGTTCTTGTACGTTTTGCAGGGAGCAGAAAGAAAATCCCTATCTTGTATTATTTTGATATCCATACACATAATTAGTTGTCTTGAAGGCTACGTTGCTTCATTATCTTCGAAGAAAGGTAAAAACTAATTATCGCCAAAAGAACACCAGAAAAAACATCAACAATGTAATGTTGTTTTAAAGTTAGTGTTGATAAGGATATACCAACCGCCCACAAGAAATAAAGTGCGCGTAGGCCCTGCACTCGACATACGATTTTGGAATAAAAAGCGCCGAAGAACATTATCCAAGCAAATGCAACGTGGCCGGACGGAAAAGTATTGTTTGAGCCATCAATTTGGTATGTTAAATAAACCATGGCCTCTGATATAGAACTAACTTCAAATTCCGGCCGGGGATAAAAACTAGGAAAGAAAATATAAGAAATGTTTAGTATAACCATCGCTATGACGCAAGCCCAAAATGTCGAAAGAAATATATACTTGGTTTCAACAAGTAAAAACATAGTCAAAAATATTGCAGGCAAAATCGTATGGTATATCCATACATGTTCTGGCATAAAGGGTATGGCGGTATCAAATTCTGTTAGAAAATCAAATTTATGTGTCGTTACAAAAGCTTGCACAAACACATAAACACCAATATAGGTAACTAACATTAATAAGATATACTTTACCTTATCAGACTTGGACATATATCTCTCCAAACGTCTTTAATCGAAGCAAATGTAGGAACTACATCTGTTATAAATATGCAGGATTATTGCAAAAACAAAATAAAAAAATAATTTTAATTATACATCATAGAAACGTGATGGTGCTGCAATAGTTGAACTGTGTGAAAACGAGAAACGGTTGCGGATTCAATAAGCATCATTCTTTCTTCTGTAAAAACAATTTCTTCTTTATTTTTTTCTTTGCGAATTAGCTCGTTGTCAATAGAAAAATTTAACTCTTCTAAGACTATAGTGCTGGAGGCGTAGTAATCACACAGCAGGCGAATAACTCTTGGATTAATTATTTCCAAGTCAAGATAGTATCTTATAAATTCTTCAGTAAGCGCTATGTGTTGTTTACATTCGTCTACCAAGTCGTTTGCGTGTTTCTTTTCCAGCGAATAAAGCAGGTTGTCATCACCCATCGAGTGGCCTCGAATATGCCTCTAGGTCTGAAAATCCCCCAATCATAACTTGAAATTTGCCTTCTTTTTTAAAAATAATCGGAACAGTTTGCCAATCGTAAATCTCCTTTAAGCTTTTCAAAATACTTGGAAATTCAGATAAATCTATAATCGAATATGGCTCTGATAGTGATTTTAGCAGATCTATCGCTCGTATACATAAAGGACAATCTCTCTCGATGTAAAGAATATACTCATTCATTTCTTTCCCTTTAATTTCTCGGCGACCGTAAAGACGTCCCCTACTACAGTTTTTGAAGATACATAATTGCCACCAGAATTAAAAATAATTTTTGTAAAAGATATTCTTTTATCTAGATCTTCTGGCCAGCCGTGGTTAATAATTTGCTGTTTAATTTTAATATTCTCTTTTAAATAAACAACATATGCCGGGTTGATGATTATTTCATCCAGGCTGTAGATCTGGCTTGACGGCAACACATCCTCTTGTTTATGTACTTCAGTTAAAACAACCAAGTTATTCATCTATCATTCCATAGGCATCTTTCTTTTTTATGTACCACACTTCGCCCTCATAAAATATCCCAACTTTATCATCTTTGTTCTCCGCAACCAAAACATTGAGTGGCACTTTTGTCGTACGATAATCCTCAATAGCACCAGATTTAGATTTGCTAATAACAACATTCGAAGGAATATATATTAATTCACCTATTTTAGCATCTTTAAGCAATTATTCCTCCTCTTCCTCTTTTGAGGCCTCATCCGAAATTTCTGGTGTGCTAATTGTGGCCTGTACGTAGCCAGAAATAATATTGTGACACTCCGCCACACAACTGTCTATACGCAGCATTCTTTCGCGAAGCTTATCAACCTCCACAACAAACTTTTCTGGATCTTCTAAATTAATTGTTTCCGCATAGCGAGCCAATGAAGAAAGGAGTCTCTTACAGTCTCCAAATTTACGCTCTATCTCTGCTGGGATTTCTTCCAAATCCAATGCATAACTTACTCTTACTTTCATAATTTCCTCTTTTACGGTGCCTAAACTTCAATAATGGCATAGTTTGTGGTAATCAACGTTGAAGCAGCCGATGCTGCATTCTGTAACGCAACGCGGGTGACCTTTGCGGGATCAACAATGCCTTCTTCTAGCATATTGATTATTTCGCCGCTATTAAAATCATAACCGTATCCGTCAGATTCGTCTTCCACCAGGCTTACAATTATATCTGGCGATTTACCAGCGTTTTTAGCCATCTGTCTTAGGGGGGTAGACAACGCCTGCTTAATTATTTCCACTCCCAGCATTTGATCTTGGCTGTCCAAGTCAATATCAATATTTTTTGCAGCACGAACTAATGTTGCGCCACCTCCAGGAATTATTCCTTCTTCTTGGGCTGATTTTACAGCTTCTAGGGCATCTTCAATGCGATGTTTCTTCTCAATCATCTCAATTTCAGTAGGTGCTCCTACTTTAATTATAGCAACGCCACTGGCTAGTCTAGTAATTCTTTCTTGAAGGCCCTCGCACACACGAATATCATCTTCTTCCATTATTTGTTCTTTGACAATATCTATTCTCTTTTCTATATCTGCATAGCGTCCTTTACCATCAACTATTGTTGTTAGGTTTCGCATAATCTCAATAGTCTTACAGTTACCAAAATCTTCTAACTTCACACTTTTTAATGTCCTATCCGAATCTCTAGAAATAAACGTGGCACCAGTAGCAACACACAAATCTTCTAAAATGCTTTTTCTTTCTTCTCCATAGCGCGGGGCTTTAACTGCGACGACCTTCATCGTGCCCCGGGCTGCGTTCATTATCATAGCAGCTAATGCTTGTCCTTCAACTTCTTCTGCTATGATTACTAACGGTCTGGAATCTCTGGACGCTAACTCCAAAACGGGATAAACATCCTCAACCGTCTCTATTCTGTAATTCGTTATTAATATCAAAGGATTATTATAGCGACACACATTTCTTCTTTGATCGGTAACAAAAGCTTTAGCAAAATAACCCGAATCGAATCTAAAACCCTCCACAACTTCCAAGGTTGTTTCCATAGATTTTGCCTCCTCAATTGTAATCGAACCATCTCTGCCTGCCTGATCAATTGCGGCCGTAATTAAACTAGCAACTGCTTCGTCTCCATTCGCAGAAATTTTTGCAATATTTTTGATATCACCCTGGCTATTGACCGGAGAAGACATCTCATAAATATACTCTACCACAAATTTCACAGCCTTGTCAATTCCCTTCTTTAATTCAACCGGGCTGGAGCCTGCAGCTAAATACTTCTGCGAATGCTCTAAAATTGCCCGAGCTAAAACAGTAGATGTGGTTGTACCATCGCCGGCCAATGCATTTGTTTGCGATGCAACTTGCTTAATTATCTGTGCGCCGACATTTTCAAACGGATCGTCGAAACTAATGAAATCCGCAACTGTAACGCCATCTTTTGTAATGATTGGATTGGCGCCCTTTTTATGTAAAATAACATTGCGGCCGCGGGGACCGAGCGTAGAGGCTACGTTGTCAGCCAGCCTGTTGATCCCATTTAAAACTTGGGTCTGTAACTGGTTCCCGTTCTGATATCTCTTTGATATCGTTTGCTGTGTCATTTTTACCTCTCTCTAAGTGTATTATTTTTGTATGAAGTACAGCTACTTCAAGTCTTAATTCGCTATAAACTGCATCTACATGACGATGTGCCTCGCCTGTTTTAGATTGTAAATATATTCCTATTACAACACCTATTAGTATAAGGCTAATTAGAACAATTGTCAAGGATAAAATTTGCATTTTTAAATTATTCTTCGGCGGGCCGAAGAGTCGGAGGAGAAACTGAATAATCCATTCGTGTTGCTCCGGTTTCTTTAGGTGCATCAATAATGTTGTTAGCCTCTACTTGAACGGTGTCGGCATTCGTGATAGCTTTCATGCCCGCCCCCTTATCACTAGCAATAAAGTATTTATTGATATTAATTGATAGATCTGAAACAGCATTATAAAGGTTGACCAGGCTGGAGCCTAAATCTTCTGCATATTTATTAGCTAGTTTAATAAGATTCGGCGGATAAAGATCGAGAGATCCTAAGTTATCCGATCTCTTCCTATAATTATCAGGACTTATGGCAAATTGTTTTTCTTCATCATAGCCCTTTGTTGTTGTCAGGTGCTTCCAGAATTTCTCGGGCGAGGCGCCTTGGGCCGCTTTCGCTGCCTCAAGCCCCTCCTTATCTCCATATAATTTCCTGGCCGCGGCTGTGAGGCCGCCGATCGGAACCATTTCTTCCTCATCAGTTTGTTTATAAGCAATATACTTTTCATCTGGATCGAGGTAGGTGGTTGGCTTTGTAAGAGGCACTAAAGTGCCGTCCAACGTTGTAATTTTGTTTATTTTATTCGCCTTCTGCCACTTTACGGTATACGGAAATCTTTCGCCATGGGCCGCTGTTGTTTTTGAATCTATTAATTCTCTTGGAGAAAATTCTATAGGCTTGAAGACAGGTACTTTTTTATATTTTTCATGGCCAATGAATTCTAGAAAGTTTTTCTGCGTGATTGAGAACTCATTGAAGAGGAGCGTGCCCTCTCCGGCCTTTGTCACAACCAAATAAACAATGTCGCCACCGCCAAGTGCAAAATGATCGACTAGATTCTTGTAGCTTCCCTTAAGCCATGTAGTGGGGCTCAAGACTTTGAGGCTGTATGGTACGATTTCATCATCCGGCTGGTCTCTTCTGCGAATAGCTAAGTTGGCATCTACAATCGGAAGTGAGCCTTTTGGCATGCCAATTTGTTCAGGATCTGAAACCTGGATACCAGCAAACAAGCCGGCCAAGAATGCCTCGAAAAGAAAACCAGCAGTTGAATCATTATATTCTTCAATAATATTAGAAAAGATCTCAACAAACATCAAATTAGAAAGGATATCTGGGACGGATTTGCCGGGGCTGTATACCAAAAAGTTGTTAACACTTGCTATTTTCTCTCGAACAGTGCCGCCGGAGACACGAGACATAAGAGTTTCTAAAATCTCTCTGTCTTCGTTGTTTTTCTCGCCCCATCTCTCTGTGATCTTAATTTTAGGAAAGCGAATGGTTCTTTCTTCTGCTTCTCTTAAAAGTCTTCTAGCTTTTTGTTTTTGTTCTAGCAGTGGCGCCAAAGCAATCATCTGCTCTTCAATGGCGGCCAACATAGTCTCAAAAGAAAAATTATTTTTTGGAGCAAAATGTAAGTCTACTATTTCATTAATTTTATCATCTTTCATCATATTAATTAGCCCTCCATCTTTTTAATGTTATCAATAATCTCATCGAGTTTTAAGCCGGCGGTATCGATCTTGTTTTTGGTTAAGTTGTAGTGATTAATCACACCTTTAAATTTATTTTTAACTGACGGCATATGCACTGTTGTGCATAAAAATCCACTTTCATCTTTCGGATAGTCATATGGAATATTATATATCTCACACAAGAAGCGCACCAAAACGGAATAAGCTTGAACCTGAACTGGATAGTAGCCCAAATGGGTTCGCAATCTACGACCATGGACAACGCTATCCGAAATTAAAGGTCTGGCTGGCAAGCCTTTTTTTGTGTAAGCTGACATATATTTAGTATAATACGCACAAGAAATATCGACTCCAATTGAATGATTATTTGCTCCCTTGGCGTGCCAAGCAACATTGTTTGGGTCGACCAATTGAACAATTGTTCCGTCATTATCAATTACAAAATGTGTAGAAATATTTCTTTTTTCTAAAACTCTTTTACAAGAAGCGGCAGAAGTACAAACATCCCAATGAGTTACAATAACGTGAGGTTTTCTATAATTTTTTGATGTCTTAAAACAACTTGATGGTAACAAATCACGTTTCACCTTGTGCCAGGCAATTGGTCTCAATCGGCCGTCGACTAAGATGTTACTAAAATCTTTAAGCGATTCTTGGTATATTTCTTGTTGTACTTGAAGTCTTCTAAAGGTATTAATTCCGACGTATCCATCTGGCTTTAAGTCATGTTCAATTTGAAATTGTATTACAGCGTCAATCAGCTCTTGATCAAAATCTTCTACTCCAAGCCACGAAGGAAACCATCCATATTTCTTAGATGTTTTTTTGTTATAACGGTTTATTCTCCAGCTCATTTATCCATACCTCTATATAATTAGATCAATAATCCCCAATTCTTTTGCTTCTTCTGCATCGATGTATACATTTGTTTTTCTTCCAACCAGCTTTCTTAAATATCTTTCCGTCATATTTGTTTCTTCCGACAAGGCCTTAATATAAAGTTTCTGAGTTATTTTCGCTTCTTCAAATTCATTTTCTACGTCATGAAGGTGGCCATGCTGCCCTGAAATAACGCCGTGTATCATCACTCGACAATGTTTTCCCATCCTTCTTTCTCCTTTTGTACCAGACGCGAGAAGCAAAACCCCAGCAGACATAACTTTTCCCAAGCCATATGTATGAATTGGACACTCTTCCCTAACCGAACGTATCACGTCATACAGCGCAAACATTTCAGTTGCAACGCCACCATTGGTTGAAATATAAAAATCAATTGGAAGTATTTTTGTTGTCTCTTCTTCCGTGGCTTCATCTATTGTTATTATTTCCCTCTCTTCATAAAACATAAGCAAAGAATAGAGCGTCTCTGAGCATTTTTCTTCATTTATATCTCCATATATCCCCGTTATTCGTGGCGCTAGCTGGGATGCGCCGGATAAATCACTTAAATTTAATGTCAGGGGTAGATCATCTTTAATCTCTTGTTGTTTTTTTGTTTTTGATTTCTCTTTTGTCATAAGTTTTTTATTCCCAAGCACCTTTCTCTCCTTTTTTTAAGTAGCGCATAGCGCTGTCCCAGTTGTTAAATTTTAGTACCCCCTTGAAATGTAGTGGGGTACTCCTCACTAGGCTGGTGATTGCTAGATTTTTCCACGTAGCTAAAACTTTTTCATTTGTTTCAACCAACAATTTAAATTTTTCACTTTCATATTCTCCTGCATCGATCGCTTGCTTAACCATATAATCATTTCCTCTTTGAAAATTTTCATCAGCGGCCCGAAGATTGGTCAAGATACATAATAACATTTCTTTATATATATTTACCATGTGACCATAGTTTAAAACTTTAGTTAAGATCTTAAAAGAAAAGACACCTAAAAAAAACCACGATATCGCGGTGAGCACATCGGTCTCTAAAAAACTCATTTTTACCTCTTTATAAAAAAAAAGCCTACTTTTTAGTAGGCTTTGACTCAATCATTTTTTTTCACTTTACTTGCCGACAGCACTCAAAAGTCGACGTGCCACTCGTCGAGTAACTTCGTTAACAAGATCTTCTTGCACATCGTCATTCTCCAAGGTTATATTGGCTGCCTTCAGCTGCTCATCAATTTCATCTTCTGAAACGACTGCAGATGCATCATCTTCTTCCAGGGTTCCTAAGCCGCCTTCTTCTTCCTCGGGCGGCTCGGGTGAGGGGGCCATGTCAGCTTCTTCCTCTTCACCGGGCATTGGCTCTTCTAATTCTTCACCGCCACCTTCGGGCGCACCATCGCGCTCGACTGGCACGCCAGTTTCATCAGTAATTGCAGCCGCTAAACGATCAACAAGAGCTTCAACATCTACCTCGACAGTATTGCCCCCGGGGGCCTCATCACCGCCGAGTTCCGGTTCCGCGTCCAGATCACCCTCCAAGTCGCCTAGGTCTCCCATCTCCGGCTCGGGGGGCCCACCTTCTAAGCCCGGCTCCTCTTCCGGAGGAAGTTCTTCTTCTTGATAAAGATCCTCTTCCACACTGGATAGGAAATTCTCGGATAAATTGCCAATATTTGCCAACTTCATGAAACGTCTCGTGGTGGCCTCGTTGAGTAAATGCTTTTTCATTTCTTGTCTCCTTGTTCTCATTCACGCATACATTATCAAATGTATCAATTCTCCATAGTAAATAGTACCTTTGCAAAACAAAATCATTTTTATGGCGAATATTCTTCTATTTCTACTTTTGAAGCTTTTTTATAGCTTTATCTTGGATCTGTTTAACGCGCACAAAGCTCAATTTTAACCGCTCCCCTATTTGTCTTAATGTCATGTCGCCATTTCTCTTTATGCTCTCTAGACAACAATTATATTCCACTGGATAATCTATCCACATTCTGCACTGCCTCTCTTTACAAGGCGTATCACTAATATTACATTTCTCCAAACATTTCATATATCAGTATGCTCCTCTGCTATTAAATCAAAAATGTCTTCAATATCATTATCGCTCAAAGCAAACTTTTTTTTCGTTTCTTCGCCTTTGATAAAAATACGTTTTGATTCTTGTCTTTTGTTGATTCCCTGGATCTGATACGCCTCTTTGTACCTGTCCATATAGTTTATCAAGTCAGGATCTTTTTCGAGATAACCACTTATCATAGCGCGAAAGAAGTGCGATTGATTCATGCCGTCGTAGTGCAAGCGCGCTCGAAGATCAGCCTGTCGCTCTTCTGTGTCATAGAACATAAACTTCTTACGCGTGAGAGGATTTGGAATCGTTGGATCTTTCAAGCATTTCTCCCAAGAATATGTGTGTTACTTTCTAGTTGACTTGAATTTGTCTGTCGTATGAAATTTGCTCTACATCGAAATTCTGACAAGTCGCGTACGCCCGAATAAGACAAGCCGCTGCGAATGCCGCCACTAATATCTTTAAGGATAGACCCAACACTTCCCTTATACGGAACGGTAGTTGATATACCTTCTGGTGTCGCAGATTTACCTCTCCAATCATTTTGTGCCGCGGTCGATGCCATACCTCTGTAAACTTTATATTTTTTCCCTGAGTTGCTAGAAAAGATCTCACCTGGTGTCTCCTTGGTTCCCGCCAACATAGACCCTATCATTACAAAGTCGGCGCCGGCTGCAAAGGCTTTAACCATATCTCCTGTGGTTCTTATTCCGCCATCTGCTATTATCTTAGAACTATAAGTAGTCTTCGAAATTTCCAAAAGGCTTTGAAAAGTCGGGATCCCGTGACCAGTAACCAGACGAGTTGAACATATCGATCCTCCCCCAATTCCCACACGAATCGAATCTGCCCCCCATGAAGCCAGGGCATCAAAACCCTTCAACGTTGCGACATTTCCGGCCATAATATGAACTGATTCGCCGAGTCGATCTTTGAGCGTCTTTAGACACCTTTCCATAGCCATATGGTGCCCATGGGCGGTGTCGACACAAATTACAGAAGCACCAACAGATCGAAGGGCCAGCGCGCGTTCTTCAAAATCTCCAGTCATACCAATCGCAGCGGCCATTCTCGCCGCGGGTTCTTCAAAGAGAGCCCGGGCAACGTGCCTAACTTGCTCTTCAATTTCATTATATCTGTGTATGATACCCAATCCCCCGAATTTTGACATAGCTAGAGCCATCCTATCTTCTGTAATTGTATCCATTGGGCTAGAAATAACAGGTAGCTTTAAGTGTATATTTTTATCCAGATCACTTCCAATATTAATCTGTGTTCTGCTTTCAATGTCGCTATACCTGGGTATTAATAATACATCATCATATGATAATCCTTCTTTCACTTTTTCTCCTTGTCTTTAAAAATTTGTAAATATCTGTTGAGATACCATACTGCTTTTTCAATATCCTGTGCTGGATTGTCTTTATATTTATGTCTAGAAATATATTTAATTGCATTTCCACAGTGAAAATCTAAACTCCAATCCTCTATTACATCGATGGTTTCAAACTTTCCTGCATTATAGTGTTTTGGGTGATCGATCTTGGGATAGTAAATTTCTTCTCCCAAAATTATATCTGGCAATGGCGTTACGCGCGCATAACTCTCCTGATTGTTTGATTTAAGTTTGTCCTTTTGTTTCTCATCAGAAAATGGATATTCTAAGGTCATCTGTAGCCACTCTTTTTTATTAATTTTCATTTAAAAGCCCCAGCTGCCATTAAGTGGGTTTTCTCTATCTTTATCCGTGCTTCCTAAAGCACCAGAACCCCTGTCTGATATAGTGATGGGGTGGCGATAGAGTTTTTTATCAGGTACCTCGATAGTCCTAAAAGAAACAACCGGCACCATTACAACTTGAGCAATCTTGTCGTAGTTTGATACTACTTGAGGCTCATTTCCAATATTGTGGAGATCAATAAATACTTCTCCGTCATAGCCACTATCAATGACGTGTGCACCGACCACTATTGATCGCTTAGCTCCCATACTTGATCGATTACACACCTGAAGCATATAGCCATGTGGTATGCCAAATCTTAATCCCGTTGGTACAACGGCATTGTGCCCGGGCTCTATGGTTATTTCCTCCAGAAGATCGGCATACACATCTAATCCGGCATCTGAAGGGTTGGCTCTAGTCGGAATTCTTATTCCGTCATGCTCCCTGGTAAATTCAATTATCATTCTTCTCTCCTAGGTCCTTATTTATTTCTTTAAGAAGATCTTGAGCTTTTTGCCAACATTCTGGGCAATATAGATTAACAACTCCTTCTTTGTGGCGCACAATAACACTCCAGGTTGTTATATCTTCTCTTGATCTTTTATTAAAAAGCCTGGCGCAAACCAAACATTCATCACCCAATTTATCGAATAAACTGATCTTTTGTGCAATGTCGCCCTTAATCTCTTTAATCTTTTTTTTCATCTTATTACGACGAATTTTTCTATTTGCACCACTCATTTATCATACACCTTTTTTTACTTAATATCAACCTAATAATTTAAAATTATGATACATTGAGCGTGTGGAGAAGCCCCACGTATCATTGTGATCTAACTTGGCCATATACGGACGGTTTAAGTGGAGTTTGTCGCTGTCTCTCACACCCCAACATCTAATCTTTGTAGCAGTCGCGGTCGTATCAATAGCGTTAACAATCCAATATGGTTTTCCATTTTTAGTTTTCTTTTTGACAACCTCTCTGGGAATGAACCAAGCAACCTTTAAGTTATTATCCCATTTTCCTAAAGGAGGCACGCAGTGCTGTTCTAGGCTAGAGATTATATCTTCGTTCATTACCAATTCAAATGGGAAAAGACCGGTTAGCTCGCTGATGTCATAAATTCTTTTTTCATTAGAAAAATCTCCCATTTTTTCATAAATTTCAATATTTTCCTTGAATCTCTTTTTATTTTTAGGACGATCATCAACAACAGCAGCCCAAAAATGCTTAAGACCGGTAAATCTCTCATCGATTAAATCGTTCAAAGCTCCAGATCTGCACAAAGCATCCAGTCCTTTTTTGTTTAACTTGGAATAGGTTATCTCTTCGTTGAAAAGTAGATCTTCTGGCGTGTTAAACGGTCTATGATCCATAATTTGTTTAATTGCCTTTTCTCCCAGACCTTTGATAGAGCTTAATGGTTGAATCAGAGTCTTGCTATCCTCGCTAATCTCCCACTGTAAACCCGATGTATTGATATTGACCTTTTCGATTTTAAAACCATATTTCTTAGCTAAACTAATGGCCAATTCTTTGCGTGATTCCGGCTCTTTATCTAGAAAAGCTGCAACCCAGCATTCTGGATAATAATTTAAAAGCCAGGCACATTGATAAGAAAGGAGACTATAAGCGACAGCATGAGACTTATTAAACCCATACCCACTAAAATACTCAAAGTTTCTCCAGAGTGATTCTCCGGTGGCTCGATCAATTGACTTAGTAAGGCAGCCTCTAATGAATTTTTCTCTAATTTTTTCTTTTTCTTTAACACCTTTACCTGTTCCTTTTTTCGTTAATAACTTGCGAAGTTTATTTCCTTCGTCCAGTGTTATATTTTTACCTAATTTGTGAGCCAGCAGCGCTATCTGCTCTTGAAAGATAAGAAACCCTGCAGTCTCTTCAGTAACTTCTTTTACCAGATCATTAACGTATTGTATTTCTGAAGGATTTCGTTTTGCCTTTACGTATGATTTATCGACATTGGCGCTCAAAGGGCCCGGGCGATAAATTGATGTAATGGCAGAAATGTCAATAATACTGGTCGGTTTTGCTGATTTACAAAATCTTTGCGCGCCGTCGTTCGTAAACTGAAAGACACCGATAAACTTACCTTTTTGAAAAATATTGGTGTATACTTGACTATCAGCAAGATCAATTTTATCTGGATGCAAGCAAGTATCATAATAATTTTTAATTTCCTGATATGAGGGATTCTCAATTCCCATATAACGTTGAAGGACATGTCCAATACAAGATTGAATCATCGCCAACGTTGAAAGGCCAAGCAAATCAAATTTAATAAACCCTAATGGCTCAAGATGTCTAACATTTTGGCCTTCGGCCCATGGAGTTTGTATTACACCCCCTCTATTGATGAGAGGCATATGTTTATCTAAATCTTCGCCGATAACAACTCCTCCGGCATGCCGGCTGACTGAACGGACCTGTCCATATAAAGCTTCAATGTGTGTCTTAATGTGGGGATATTTCTTAAGAAATGTTTGTAGGCTATCAGAATGTTCCATTACCTCTTCAAAAGCTGGAATATATAATCCAGCCTTGATTCCTTTGGCTTGCTTCGCTTTTGGAGTGGCCTCTCTAACCATTACATTTGTAACCTTATTAACTTCAATGAAGGGCACTTCATAAAACTTACTAATATCTTTAACCAAGGATCTCAGTTGGAGAGTGTTATAATTTGAAATAGGAACAACCGTTGTATCCCCCCATTCTTCTGCTAGAATTTCTTTCAATCCAAATGCATCGCTAACATCATAGTCAATATCAGGATAGTCAGTGGTATCGGCGCGCAAAAAACGACTGAACAACAAACCATATTTGATTGGATCAACTTGCGTAATTCCAAGCACATAGGCAACAAGGGAGCCCGCAGCAGAGCCGCGGCCCGGGCCAGAAAGCATATTATCATTCGCTTTGTCAGCAATTGCTTTCATAGTCAAAAAATATTTCGAAAAGCCACGATCCACAATTACATTCAATTCATGCTGCAGTCGCTTTGTATATTCTTCTTTTTCGCCTAGCTCCAAATTTCGAAGAGCGCCGACAGAAATTTTAAGAAGCGCTTCGTCAGCAGTTTCTCCCTCTGGTACAACAAAGTTTGGCAACCGAACAGTGTCATCTGGCATGAAGTCATCAATTCTCTCATTTGCAATATGATGGGTCTTTACAAGAGAGTCATAAATTAAATTATCATCATATATTACACCACATTCTTCAGAGTACTTCTTGTAGGACTCCCACATCTGATCGCCATTTTTTGGATACAGTTCCATCCCCATCTCATCGACATCGATAGGCAGCTCAGAAGTCAACCATTCTGGTTTATTAGTGCGATTAAGAAAGCCTAAGCGCCTGTATAGTTCACGATCCTTAAATGCTTCTGGATTCGGATAATGACTGTCTGCCGTAGAAATAAGCTCTAGGCCAGTCTCTTGGTGCATTTGTATTACATATTGATTTAGCTCATGTTGCTCCGGAACATTATTCCATTGTAGCTCTCCATACCAGCGATCTCCTAAGATGCTCTGCATTTTATGCGTTGTCTCGCGCATTGCATCTAAGATTGCATCAGGTCCATCATCACGATTGTCCCAATAATTACCAGCGTAAACACCGCCCAAACAAGCAGACGAAGCGATAATCCCTTCATTATATTTCTCTAATAAGTTATAATCGACGCGAGGGTAACGATAAAAGTTATCTCCTTGGTGTGTTTCCGACACAATTTTAAAAATATTGCTAAGACCTGTTTGATTTTGTGCAATCAAAACCAAATGGCGCCGGGCTTTAATAATATTATTTTTTTGCTTCGAAGCGGCTTCGTCTTCGGTGACTAATCTGCCGTCATCTTTCTCTAAATTTTTCGCCGACTTCTTGTCAGCCTTCGCTTCGTCATACGCTTCCTTCCATTTAATGATTGAGGGTACAAAATAGGCTTCGACGCCAAAAATTGGCTTAAATTCTTTACCCTCATTTTTCATCTTCTTAGCATGCATAACCTGATAAGAAGTTCCGTTCATATTGCCATGGTCTGTTAACGCCAAAGCGTTGCAACCATTCTTATATGCAAAATCCATATGGTCCTGTGGATATCCAAACCCGTCGAATGGGGATCCTACGACACTGTGTGCGTGCAGGCCCACAAATGGAATTTTGCTTTCTATTCTATTCATCTTTATAGTCCTCTACTCTTTCTACCATCTTATTATAGTAACCATCATCGATTTCGCAACCAATAAAGTTTCTTTTTGTGTTCAGGGCGGCAACTGCTGTTGTTCCGGATCCCAAGAAGCAGTCCAATACCGTATCTTCTTCATTAGAATGTTTAAGTATTAATTCTTCAAATAGCTTTAAGCTTTTTTGTGTTGGATGAAATCTATCTTTACCATGGTATATCGGATACCTATAGATTCCATTGTCGTATTCGCTATTGAAAACTGGCTTTGACTTTTTAACACCAGTCAAAGCAATTTCCCGAGAATTAGTTAGATAGTTAATTTTGCTATTGATCGGTACGGGATTTGTCTTTACCCACTCAATCAATCTAATTTGTTTAAATTTTGAAGCCTCCATTATTCTCTTAAGAGACGTAATCTTCCATAAATCATAGAACATAATCATTGTACCGGAAGGCTTCAAGACCCTATATATTTGTTCTATATACGGTAATAGATTTAATTCTTTCTTATCCCATTCGCCAAAATCTAAACTGATTCCAAATCTTCTCAATGTTCTTTCTGTCTGGGGCGAGCCGTCCGGCTTGGTCAGACTATCAATAAAACCAGATGGCCTAGATATCTCGTATGGAGGATCTGTTAGAACAAGATCAATGGAATCCTTCTCCAGCGAGCAAAGAAACTCGTATGCATCCTGTTTTCGAAGATCAATCATCTTATCTTTTCTCCAATTGTTGTAATTTGTTTGTTTGTTAAGGTGGCGCCTAAACGCGGATCTTTTCTAATAGATTCGCTGAAGTATTGCTTCTTAAATTTTGGCAAAAGCAAATTTAAAACGTCAGCGCCAGACGCCTTCCAGATTTCCTCAATTTCTCCACAATCACTAAACCTAGTGAAATAATGTTCTGAGTACTTTCCTATCTTCTCTTCTGTCAGGTACTTTCTTTGTTCAGGCCAAGTTTGCTGTACCGATACACCATTATAAGTCGCTTTGATCTTTTTTTCTGTTGTGCTTTTGTATTCGACTGGTCGGCCGGCTTCATTGTAGGCGTCAGCCCCAGAAAAAGTTGGCGCCATTGTGTGTCCCAACTCCAAAGCGGTCATTATCTCTTTTGACCTGGCGTAGTTATATGGATCGCCGTATCCATATTCTTTGCAAGTATATCCCAAGACTTCAAATAACTTCTTTGTTATTTTGGCCCTATCTGATTGGGGTATGTATGGTATTTGACGCTTTAGGGTATCAATTAATTTTTCCATATCTTCATTATAGCAACTAGCTATTCAATGTCAATAATAAAAACTAAAATGTACTCATATATCTCTCGCCGCGATCACACAAAAATGTAACTGCAGCACCATTAATATTATTTTCCTCTAGCCACCGTTCTGCTCCCAAGACATTTGCTCCAGAACTGATTCCAACAAATAAGCCATCTTCCCTGGCCAAGCGTTTTGCTCTTTCTATCGCATCTTGAGTTGAAACTTTAATCTCTTCATCAATTAAATTTCTATCAACTAAAAAGTCGGCACCATCGTTAATTCCTTGAATTCCGTGAGTTTTTGCGTCTTCTGCGGGCGCAACCAGAATTGTGGACATCCCCTTGTCTAGCTTGATCAAAGCCCGTCTGACGCCCATAATCGTACCTCCTGTGCCAGATCCACATATCAATGCGGATATGTTCTTTTTTTCCTTGACAAAGAGTTGACGGATGATTTCTTTTGCGGTTGTCATCTCATGGCACTCTATATTGTGTAAGTTTCCAAATTGGTTTGGAGACCAAAAGTTAGTATTTTCTGCCAACATTTTATCGCGAAGCTGAATTGCCTCTTGAAAGGCACTGCAGCCTACCTCAATTATTTCAGCCCCGAACAATTCCATCATTTGCTTACGCTCAGGGCTCATGTTGCAAGGCATTATTATTTTAACCTTATAGCCCCTTACAGAACCCAACATAGCAAAAGCAATACCAGTATTTCCACTCGTGGCTTCGATGATCGTGTAGCCACTTTTAATTTTTCCTTCTTCTTCTGCTCTCTTGAGAGTATAAAGCGCCAGTCTGTCCTTAATGCTTCCGGTGGGATTAAATGTTTCAAGCTTGGCATATAATTTTTCTCCTAAACGAATTAACGGTGTGTTACCAATAGTATTTTCTACACTCATTCAAACTCCTTAACTAGTTATCAACTCCAATTTTATTCCATTCTTTATAGGTTAAAACTGAACGTGGGATTCCTTTACATTCTACTCCCTTTTCTCCAATATATTTACAATAATCTTTCCAATTATCAATTTTATAATAATGTGGAAGTTCCTTTATATTAGATCCTTCCAAAGATAGTGTATCGAACACTTCGTTTAGTTTAAAAAAACGATATGAAAATCTTTCATTAATAGGAAGTTTTTCCTTTCTAGTTTCGTCTGTATATACTCCAGTCGATTTAATTTTAACTTCTGATACCAATTGTTTGTAGTCTTCATAGTCAAACGTAAAACCCATATATTCTCCATCAATGATAGTTTTATTATCATACGAAAAAAAGAATTGCTTATCTGTTGATATCTCTCGTCTGTGATCTCTGGGTAACCAATGGTCATAAACACCATATGGAAAGGCAACATAAAAGCGTCGTGGTTTGAGCCAAGTACTTAAACCGCTGGATATTTTATTTGCCATCCAGGCGCCATATAATATGCTCCACCCCAAACAATCTCTTTTTTTTCTATCTCGTGGATGAATTGGGATATAGTGAATTGAAACTCGTTTTTGATGTGCCTTTTTATCATGCTCAAAGTGCCTGTGAGTCCAAACTGGATCATTGATATATTCACCCAAACGATATCGTATTAGCGGCTGCATATCATCATTGCAAACAACCCAGATTGTCTCACATCCTGCGTACGCACATTCCAACACGGCTCTTTCGACAGCTAAGTAATCTTGGCCAATTGGCATCAAACAATCATGCCATGGCATATTAAAATCTAACGGCTGTCCAGCGACGGGTACTATACCTGCTAAATGAAACCCACTCAATTATACCTCGCTTTAAGACCTAAAGCTATTCGGTCTCTGGTCACGATTCTTCAAGTGCGGCGGGCTCTGAAGTTGTAGCCCCACTAAAACCGCCCTTAGTTTCGTCATGGGCGCCTGGTCCGCAACCGGTACCGCCATACTCTACAACGACTTCTTCTAGGTCTTTATGGTATTGACAGGCTGCACCAGCAGAATCTTCTTCACAGGCCGGCCAACTTTTTAAAAGGCCTTCCAAGGCAGCCATTAAAGTTGCAGTGGATGCTTGGCCTTTCGCTCTCCGGAGATCCTCATCTCTATAGGGAGAGGGTGTCGGAGTGGTACCTTGGCGTGCGCGGTGTGCAGCAATATCTTTTGCCAACTGCGAATCGCGGCCTCGTTGGCCGATCTCGGCTAATGATACAATTTCCTCTTTGACAATCTGTGCTAGCTCTTCTTTTGTAATTCCCATTTCAGCTCTTCTTTTGGCCTTGCGAGCTGCTCTTTCCGCTTCTTTTCGTTGGCCAATTTCTTGCGATCTTTGATCCCGTCTTTCCTTCGCAGTCAGTCCCCACGCCGGCTCCGGCTCGGACCACCGTGTTTTCCACGTCTCGGCTGGCTCCGTGTCGGTTTCCTCTTCAGGCGCGACTTCAGGGGTTTCTTCAGGGGCCTCTTCAGGGGTTTCTTCTTTTGATTTACCAAATGTAAACTTTGGCAATCTCGGTAATCGAAACTTAATTCTTTCATCTAATTCCTCTCTAATAATTTGTACCAATTGTTCTTTTGTAATTTTCATATAAAAATCCCTTCTTCCTGGTAATTAGTTGACTTAATGGGTAAAATCTCTCTTTTTTGTAGCTCTATTCTAAGGGGGAGATTATAGCCATTTCCGTGACCCGTACCCTTAATTCCTGCATTTCTCATTATATGAAGAATCTTTAATCTAGATATAGAATCGGAATATTCTATATCATTGAGCTGTTTTTTCGTTAAAAAAGACTCTGCAACTAAATCTTTATATTGTTTATTTCCCGCAATCCGCGGCGATAAATAAAAATAAATCTTTTTTACAAACTCGGAATCGTCGTAGAAATGATCATGATTATGTTTCATTCCTGATTTAACCGCAAACCAATCAAATACACGATACTTCTCTATTTCAAAATCTGGAAAAGGCAAGCCGTGCACGTTATCCGTATCAAAAACACGCAAATTTGAAAATCTCAAAAATTGCCTGGAAAAAATATTTGAAGATATCGACATTTCATTTTTTTCTAGATTGATGCGGACTGACTCAATGTTAGCTCCAAAAGGATGAAGACCCTTCATATTAAGCAAATAAGAAAGGCGTTTCCAAACTTCCAGCTTGGAAACGCCAGCCTCAAATTTTATATCCCCCAGATCAATTTCATGAAGGAGGGTATCGAAAGGAAATATAACAGCCATATTGTTAAAGAGTATATGGCTGCTTGTTTTGTACGCGCATATAACTGCATCTAAATCACTACCTATTACAATGCTGGAACAATTAAATGAAAATAATTCAGCACCCATCTTCCGCTTTCGACATTATCTCTCTCGTCTTATATATATTGGCATGCCACTTCTTTAAAAGTCTGTAGTGTTTCGGCCTTTCTTTACATCGTCCGCCTATCTTTTTATAACGAATTCCGGTGACCCAAGCTGCTAGCCAAATCCTTCCATCAGTTTTATATCTACATCGTCTCTTAACTTTTGGTATCTGATTGGCAATATGTCTCATCCAGCCGGCAGCTGCTTGCTTTGGGTCTGTTCTATCTAGGCCAGGGAACATTTTTTCATAAATTGGCCACATCTGCAGAATACCTATGGCCATAGGAGTTTTCTTGCTCTTGCTAAACTTTCTGTCGCCCTTGGCTTTGGGATTGAAGCCCGATTCCATACAAGCTGCAGCTAAAATCATACCTCTCATTTCGGGCGGAGGATTAAAGGACTTTTCAATCTTAACCAAATGCCACAATAAGTCAACATCCACATTAGCGCGTGACCAGCGACAGTTATCTAGTGCTTCTTTGACTAATTCGTCATAGGTAACGGGCTTTTTCAATTCAAAAGTATTAGCTTCCACTGGTGGGGCTGAAACAGTGCCCACCACCATACTCATCATCACAATAAAACTATTCATTTTCTCTTCTCCTGACGTCTCCATAGGAATCAACCGCAGTCGGCCAAAGCTCTGCTATAATTTCAAGCACTGCCTTTGCAACTTTTTGGATTTCTGGCTGGGCTCCTTCATGGATTCTTAAGTCTATAAATTTAAGTAGGTTGTTAAGGTTACAAGTTCCATAATATTCTGTATACATATTTTGTGGAAGGACTCCCCTTGCTTGTTCTCTACAAACTCCTGATTTAATTAATTTTTTGTATAGTTGTAAAGAATTTAAATGATGATGCATCACCATGTAGGAAACGCTCTGGCCTCCATGGACCGCGTCGGGATTGATTATCGGATCACCTAGATCATCGATGTTGCTGGCCTGTCTGTTGTCTGTATGCTGTGTCCTAAACACCTTGGGTTCATAAAATCTTATATCCACATCGGTATAGCGCCGGCTAATCTCGTTATAAGACCAAGTTCTATGGCGATGATGCTGGCTTCTAACGAATAAAGGTACTGTAAATCTAAACGTAGCTACATTATGTTCAAATGTAGAAGTGTGACGATTGTGCACGAGGTATTTAATTAGTTTCTCGTCCTTCTCATCAAGGATATCTTTGTGTTTACCAAAAGATACTCTCGCTGCATTAACAATAGTCAGGTCGTTCCCCATATAATCTACTAGTTCAACCGTGCCTATTCCGTCTCCATACAAATCAATCGCAATGTTCTTTTCTTTCATTCAGCCTCTATTATACATTGGATATAATTTTCCAGCAGCAGCGAAAATGTTTTACCATTGAGGGGGATGTTCTCTAACATTGAATTATTATAAACAATTCGATCTCCTTCTTTCACATCAATCTTATATTCACTCGGACAAGCTAAGATTCTTGCGACGCCATATGGCGAAGCTTGTCTATAGCCTTCCGGAAGTAGTATGCTGCACTCTTCTTGTTCTTCTTCATTAGAGAGTGGTTCAACTAAAAAATAACGATTAGTCGGCTTTATTTTCACATCAGACTCCAACTTTCTTTGAAAGCTTCTCGTAGATGTCGGTAAATTGATCAAAATCCTCTCCGGACTTCATCATACGGTAAGCTCTCACGGCAAAACGTAGCTCATCCTTACTTATCCAGCCATTTTCTACATAATTCTTCTTAAGGTCGCGACGGTGCTCCTTGTACGGCTCCATCTCGTCCTCAACGGCCTTGAAAGCCTTAATAAACTCAACAATATACTCATCACTTGTCTTTTCGGTTGTCTGGTTAGACATATATAACTCCTTTTTATATTAACACAATAGTAACTCTTTTTTAAGAGTTAAGTAATTTCGCACGCTCCTCCCGAGCATGCTAACTCTCCCTGGAGGTCGGTATTATCTTCAAATTCAACAACCTTTGTTAAGTCAACATCACGAAGTGAATCATATAGAACCTGATACTTTTCCTTTGAACACTCCTCAAATGGCGGCTGCACATATGTGTGATCTTCATAAGGGAGAACAGAAAGTCCATTATAGCAATCTCTATTGTCCCACATCCACTCTCCAACGTCTGTCCATTCGTCATTTCTTATTGAAAGAGTCGCAGAAACATTATGTGTATTTTGACCTCGACGGTGGCCGGCTCGAATCCAGCCCTCGGTTACCGCCTTTATGCGCTTTAACAGTTGAAGAGTGCTTTCTTTGCGAGTAACCGCAGACGACGGCGCGCTTTGTGGAATAGTAATTACAGCAGTATCATGGGGTCTAAAATATTCATCTTCAATTAATTCTGGATGGTGAATCATCAAGTGCGTATAAATTGATTCATTTTTACCAACTCGGACACGACGTAAATAATATTCACTGTGCCACGGATGAATCCCGCTTGAAGTACCCAGCGCTAAAGATGTAGTACCGGCTGGCTTTACCGTAGTACATCTTGCCGCTGTCTTAACACCAATCAGTTTGGCAACTCTAGAGTTTTCCCTCTTCACCGCTTGTGCGGCCTTCTTCATATCTAATTCTGTTACTTTACCAGATGCAATACCAGTCATAGACACCCCAATGAGTGCTTCTTTTTCAGTTTGTTTCTGCCAAATATCACGTAGATAATGAAAATCTGTATAACCGGCTTGAAGTGTGCCAATCAAAGTCGCAGCCTTAACTCTATTTTCATATTCTTCTTGCGTCTCAAGATCAGAAGTGTTAACTTCTGTCAAGTTACAGAACTGATATGGACGCAAAGCAATTTCACAACACGGATTCGTTCCCCAATCCTTGTCGTTCGAGAAATAAAAGCCAGGTTCGCCAGAACCAGAGGCCTTTACCCTCTCCCAAAGATCCATAAAATACTCTTTTTCAATTCTATGTCTCAATAAAACTACTGAGTTGTTTGCCCGCCCTCTTTGGGGATTTTCTTCCCACCATCTTCCTGTTTTTGCAGCGAGCATTTCTTCATCGTCTGCCGAAAAAAGTGAGATAAGAGCAGCACGACGAATCCCCCCGGCAAGAACAGCATCAGCAATGTAGCAAATAATATCATGAACCTCAACAGGTCGTAGTTTGTCACCAGTTTCTTTCTCCCTTAGTATGCCCTCTATCTTTACCAGGCATTCTCGTAACGGTTGTGGCCCGGGGGCCTTGCCTCCACTAGTAACTAGTAGGGCGCCCTTGGGGCGGATATCAGAAAAATCAAATCTTATTGGAGTACCCCCAAAAAGATAACTTTTCATCAAGGCTTTGATGGCGTCGGCCCAGCCCTCTATAGAATCACCAATCAAATATCGTTTTGTTCTTTTCGATATAGGCTTCTGAATTTCAGGAAGCTTCTCAACGTGGTGCTTCTGTACACTAAATCCAACACCAGTTCCCCCAAGAAGGAGAAACATTGTTTCACTAAAAGATAGCCAATCATCAATAGGAAGGTAGGCACAATTATAAATACGGTTAGGAGCGACCTCAATTGGCTTACCACCGAACTGCATAGATCGCATAGATGGAAGTACTTTCTTGTCGTATACATACTTGTAGGCATTTTCAATTTCCTCCTTAAGCTTTGGGTACTTTTTAAGGTGCATATTTTTATTTCGTGTAACTAGTTCACTCCAGACTTCTCTTCTCTTCTTGCGCGGTAGAAACCGAGCATACTTCATGTAGACCGTTATATCAGACAATATTTTATTTGACAATTCCATTTTGTTTTTCTCCTATGAACTTTTTATATGCCTCTTTTAAGCTTTTTCGTTCTTCTTTCGCGACAGTCATCTTAATGTCTCCAATGGTTTCATCAGTCTGCTCTAATACTTTTATCTTTACATTACTGGTGTCCATAAAAATAGGAAATATAATACCATCTGGCCCATTCCTATTTTTGGCGATAAACATTCTACCGGTATTTGCATTTTTATCCCTGATCGTTCTCGATATTGTAAAAATAAAATCAGCAACGAAGCACTTATTAAATGCCTCTGAAATAGATTCCATAGTTATAACCTCCGCATTTAAGCCCGAACGATTGGTTTGTGAAGCTGTCCAAATAGGACATTTAAATTCTTGTGCCAAAGCTCTTAATCCTTCATAAATAGACTCCAACTCTTCTCTTTTCTCCCTAAAACGCGAGGTTGTTTTGAGCAAATCAGCGTAATCTACTAGAATTAAATCGATTTCTTTGTCAGATTTTTTTAATTTTTCTAAATGTAGGCGCAAAGTATTAACAGAAGCAGATTTTGTTGGGTATTCTTTAATGATTAATTCTCCCTCAACGTCGATGCTACTTTCGTATACCGTCTCTTTCAAGGCGTGCAAGTCTTGAAGTTTGATTCCGCTTATACAACTATCATAGCGCTGGCCAGTCCTCTCTTCCGAAAGTTCCAAAGTGTAGTGTACAACACTCTTCCCCTCTCTTAAAGCAGAGGTACCCAGGTGTGCCAAAACCATAGACTTGCCAGCACCTGTTGGAGCAATAACAACACCCAGTTCACCCTTACCCAGGCCGCTTTTGCTTATCTTATCAATTTTTTCCCATCCAGTTGTAACGGGATTTCTTGCACGCAGAAGGTACCTGGATTCGAAATCTTTCTTAAAGTCATGACCAAAATTATTATCGCTGCCCAACTTAAGGGCACAATCAATAACATCCTTGATCTCATCAAATGAAGAATTTTGTAATAAATCTACAGACTTAATCATCGCTTCTTTTAACTTTTGCTTCTTGCAAAAGTCTAGAGATGTTTCTTTGATATAGTCACTATCATTTATTTTTCTGATACATGTTCTGGCGAAATAATCTCGTACTTGTTTTTGTGTCGTTTCATTTTCGCTAGCCAGATCAGTTCTCAAGATACTAGCTACGATATTTTTAGTTGGATGAACTCCATACTTTTTTCTATAATCAAAAACTTTACTAACAAAAACTCGCAAATACTTCAATTCAAAAAAACTAGTATCTAACACTTCTTCTATTTGATCTGAAAAAGGACGATCTTCTAGAATTAGATGTACCAGTGTTTCTTGGAAGGACTTGCCGTATTTGGAAAAACCAATTTCTTCGGTCATCTGTGCCTCACCACTGTTTGTTATAATATATTATCGAATATACTAATTGTCAATAACAATTCTTCTGAAACACGCTTGAAGTTCTAGCCAATCTAGATCGCCAAAGCCGTCATTTGTCATATGTTTAATAACTTCGGTCTTGTTGAAGGTTATGTCTGCATTTTTGATTGTTTCTCGAATCGTTTTTTTAGCATCGATATTTAAACTTGGAGTATACAACTGCATCATCTGGTAGTTTCTTTCCAAAATGTTCGTTTTGGAAACTACGTTTCGATAAACTTTTAGTTCATTTTCTCGGAGCTGATCTTTAGAGTATGTTACGATGTCAGCTATGGTTTTGCTCTCCTCTTCAACCAGAAAAGGAAATCTTTTACTAACTGTTTTCAGGCCACAATTACCAATACCTTCTAAGTTATCAGACTTGTCTCCTGCCATAGCTCTAGCTAGCGCAAAATTGTTTGGATGAATTCCAAATCTCTCAACAATATTTCTTTTGTTTAAAACTTCTTTTTGGATGGGACGATACAAAACCGTTTCTCCATTCAAGAGTTGAAGAAAGTCTTTGTCGCTTGAGACTATTATCTTTTGCGATCCCTCTAACTGTGGAAGATTAGAAATATATGCTATAATATCATCAGCCTCAACTCCACTAAAAATTAACTGTATGACCGGCATGTTGTTGAAGTATTCAACAATGCGTTGCATTTGCCAAATTTTATTTGATTTTTCTTCATTCTCTGTAAGAGTTCTGATATCTCGATTTAAGCGCAGCGGTTTTCGGCCGGCCTTATAATCCTTTTTCATTAACTTACGTTTCTTTGATCCGCCTTCTCCATCCCAACAAATAATAATCTTATCCGGCTTAGTTTCACGACAAATCTTTTGTAAAGATTTGACGGTACCGACTAGGCCGCCAATTGGCTGGCCGTTATTTGAAAGAGACGGGTTGACGATGTAAGAACGAAAAAATAAATTTAATTGATCTATTAACAGTATTCTTTTAGGCAATATTATTCTCTTTAGTTCTCTCTAAACTCTACTTTGCTAACGGTTAGCACACGAAAAGAGTATACGCCATCAATTTTACGAGCTTGTTGGCTTATTTCTTTTAAGTCCTCGGACAAAGATTCTTTAATTCTTAAAAATTTAATACGCAGTTTAGCCTGTTCTTTATAAAGAGATAAGGGTTTCGCCGGGCCTATGACAGCAACGATCGTTATTTTACATACCGCTCGTATTTGATCTAATATTTCTGTTAAATTCTTTTCTCTGTTGGAGTCTAACATCACAAGAGCTTCATAGAAATCTCTTTCCAAAGCTTCATAAACCAAGTCTTTAATTATTTTTTTATATTTCATTATCGTCTCTCAGTAATTAATTAGTCAGCTTTTGCCATAAACTTATAATTTGTAAGATCTTATTTCTCTATCTCCGGCGGTGTATATCACCTTCTTTACTCCGCAGTGCTTGAGTACTTCGTGGCACATTAGACAAGGCTTGGATAATCTATACTCACCCTTCCTATTAATCCTTGTAACATAAACTGTGGCGCCACTAGTCTTCGACTTATTAACTCCCATAATGCAGCCAATTTCTGCATGATGTGTGGCGTGGCCACGATCCGGTCGTCTGAACCTGTTACCAAGAGAATTAAACTTGTCCTTATTAAAGGATGTGTTCAATACAGAGCCTCCCTTGACCAAGACGGCGCCGTGCTTTATCTTGCCATAGGTGCTTTGTGTTGCCATACTCTTTGCCATCTCTATAAAACGTTGTTGTCTACGAGATGGTTCAAGTAAAAAATCAGCAATATAATTCCTGTCCTTAAACGGCTTATCATCCTCCTTGTTCATTGTGCTCTCCATTAATTAAAGAGTAGGCACACTACTATCATTGTAAAGATAATAATCTAATATCTTACAATAATACGACGATGGTGCCGATGATGATGATATGCTCTGTTTGGCGACCTATATATATAGTGATGAATCCGGCCGCGCTTGTTATATACTGGAATTGAATTTGGTGAAATTTGACGAGTGGCCCTGGCGTGGGAAGACCCGGGATGGCCATAGTGCGCTTGGGTTGCGCTATGGCCACCATATATATGTCCGGACGGGCGATACGAATTATAATCATCCGCGTATACATAACGCGTGCATGAAGATATCATAGCAAAACAAATTAAAATTATAAACTTATTCATTTTTCTTCCCCATCTATATCATAATATTCTGATGCGTCACCGACACGATCCTTGAATTTCAATATAATCTCTCTATCCATAATGTCAAGTACCCTGCTCTTAAATTTCTCACTTTGAAGCTTCTCCTTCCACTTTGATGCTTGAAACTTTTCACTACTACCATCTTCATATGTTAGATTATACCAGGCGCCGGCTTGTTTTATACTTTCTGTACCCTTTATGGCTTCAAACCAGCTTTCTTCATCTTGAATAAAAATATCTCCACCCCAAAGAATTTTGAAAGTGCATTGACGACCTTGTGTACCAAAGCGACTTTTCTTGAGTGTACATTTAACTTCAGATCCAACCCTGAAGCCGCGGCCATCCGTTATGAAAGAAGCCTTTGCTTTACGACCCGTAAGCCATATGCGTAATGAATAAGCATACGTTAATGCTTTTCCGCCCGGGGTCACATAAGGTGTAGTCATCGCTTCAGCTATATTATTTGTAATATTAGTCTTAAGTTGGTTTAAGACCAAGAGCGTTGACTTGGAGTTGGCAATTGGTACCGTTAGTTTTGACATCCCTTTCGAAAGGATCCTCGCTTTGACAGCCATAGAAGATTGTGGATTAAAATCTCCCTCTATATCACTTATAGCTGGTGTGAGAGCCAAACTATCCCAAATAAATAACATTTTGTTTTCATTAGATCCAAGCAGCTCTTCTATTGTTTCTAAGACAAATTCAACACTTTGTGCTTGTACATATAAAAGCTTATCTAGATCACACCCAGCCTTCTCCAAGAAACTTGGATCAATAGCAGATTCTGAATCGAAATAAATTACATCAATATCCATTTTCTGAGCATTGGCTGCAACTTGTGCTGCCATATAAGATTTACCACTACTCTCCAGGCCAGCAATTTCAACAATTTTTCCTACTGGAACTCCAGCCAATTGTCCTCGACATATTATGCTATCAAGCCAGCGTGAACCAGTGGGAATCCAGTCTTTAACTTCAGTTGGGTTATCTTCCCTCAAATTATGTGCGACGGTCACACCCACCTTTTTGTTGATGAGGTTGCGCATTTCATTTAAGTTTAGTCTTCCAAGTTTATTCGGCTTCTTCGCCACTTGTCGCCTCGGTATTCTTTACTTCTACCAGCTCAACTTCAAAATTAAGATCTTTTCCAGACAATGGGTGGTTGTGATCTAGTACAACTTCGTCATCGTCAACAGATGATATAGTTGCTAAAATAGTTTTACCGAGTGTGTTTTTTCCCATAACTCTGCCGCCGACAATAAATTCAAAATCTTTCGGAAATGCAGACTTGGGTACATTAACAACAGCTGCTTGGTTGGGATCGCCATAAGCATTCTCCAGTCTAAATGACCTAGATTCGCCGACAAGCATGCCAGTAATTTCTTCCTCAAAGCCGGGTACCATATTTCCTGCTCCCATTTTGAAATCAAGCGTTTGATCTCGTGACAGCGAATCATCAAAAACCGTTCCGTCATCAAGAGTTCCTTTGTAATGAAGTCTTACTTCACTTCCATTTTCTACTTTACTCATTATATTTTCCTTTTTTATAGAGTGAGGCACCTATAACCCCGTGCCTCCCTGCGGACATAAGCAACCTATGAAAGAAGCTCAGCAAAAGCCTTGTCTACGGCGTTACCGCCTGATGCAGGAGCAGGGGCTTCAACCTGCGCATCCTCTCCCAGCAAAAACTCATCAAGCATTTCTTGAACCTGTGCCGGAGTTTTACGCTCGAAGAGCGTTGTAAAATCAGGGATCGAGTCCAACAATTGTGCTGTAGTTTCAGCACTCTTTGTCATTGGCGACGGCCGACGGCGTGGCGTAATGCTGGTTTGTGGAAACTGAGCGCCGGGAGGCTTACCGTAATTAATAGTTAAATCGGTACCATCTTCGGTATCTGTAATATCTCCGTAATCCGGATTGAGAACCAGGTTAAGTAACTCTGCATATGCAGTCTTACCAAATCCCCAAACACGCACGCCCTTCTCTTCCTCTCCTCTCACAAGGACAGGGGCAAAAAAGCGCTGGCGCGCAGAAAGATTCTTTGCCATCTTAATGCTCTCTTCCGTACCCTCATTCCAGAGTTGACGTACGAATGAATCAAGCGGATCATCCTCTCCAAAATTCTTCTTAGGGCTAAGGAAGCCAGGGTTCTTACCTACATTGTAGTGGAACCAGTACTCCCTAAACGGATCACCGTCCGAGGTGGGAACAATACGAATAGTTGTTTCCCCATCTTGAGGTCTCCAAAAAGTATCTCGGTTACCATTTTTGTTTTGAAGGGCTTCTGCCTTCGCTCTCATTTTGTCCATATCTAAAGCCATTATATTCTCCTTTTTTCTTAGATAGAGTCAGTCTGATTAATCTCTCAAACTGCTGTTACATACATTATACTCACTATGAGCAAAAAGTAAACATTTAAATTTAAAAATTTTCTTCCTGTATCATAGTTGCGCTTGCGATAACGTAGCCGTAATTCTGCTCATAATCATTTGAATATATGCCATACGATGCTTTCGTATTTTCGCTAATGCTACTCTTGACTTGTTCTAGTGTAGTCGCAAGAAGTTGAGAGTCAATCTCTAATTGTTTTTCGCAAAAAGAATAATAAAACTTATATTCGCGCGTGTATTCTAGGGGATAAAATAATTTTCTCTCGCCGGAGTCAACATTCAGAATTCCAAACGTTGATATTTTGGCTGTCGGAATTGGGTCGGAAAAAGTATTCATTATAGAGTCTATATTATCATAGACATTTGTCATATGAACAGTGTTGACTATTAAATCATTTATTTTTTCATAATATGTGGTGATCGGTATACCACCTAATATTTTTTCTACCATTGGATTTGAAATAATGAATAGCCTTCTGAAAACGTCGGAGCGCGCATATTGTTGCAACACTTGAAAGGTGATCTTATCTTGTATTCCCTTCTTGTCCGAGATTAAAGATGCATCTGGTTTTATATAAAGAATATATATATCTCTGCTATTTAATTGTTCTAAAATTCTCAAAACAGATCCAGAAATTGTTCCGCCGCCGGCGATAATGAACAAGTAGGGAGGTTTCGCATCTTTTAAAAAATATTCCAAAGAAGGGCAAAACGACTCGTATTCTTCATGTGAGTTTTGCAGTGGTATCTGTTTAAACTTAGACATTTTATGATGGGCTGAGTCAATGCCGTATACATCATATTGAGAATGCTGTGAAAAACTTGCAGCAATTCTGCAGCCGGCGTTTCCCAAACCAATTATTGTTTCCAATTTATTTCCTTACGAATTTGGGCCCACATCTTTGACCATGGTTCTTTGCTGGCCGCTAGCTTTAAGTTTGTCTTCTAGAAAGCTTGCTAGTGCCCTATTAAAGTCTGGCATCGGCGCAGTGGGGTCATGGCGAATAAGCATTTCTGTATAGCGAACTACGTTTTTATAATGATCACTTTTTAGGAACTCTACTTCGGTTTTATTATCTAAAATTCCTAGCAAAGCCGGATCTACACAAAACATATCAAAAAGTTCTTTAAATTTTCCTTCAGCAGCACTTTCGGGATCCTTTCTTGCTTTCTTTAATATGGCTATGAATATAACGGCGCCGATGCCGACAAGGGCTGCTGTACCACCTGATGCAGCTGCGAAGGCGGAGAAGGCCGTGAACTCTCCCAAAGCTGCAGCCATGGTAAAAGCCGTACTGATAGTGGCAGTGCCATATTTAGCATATTTTGCCTGAACCTCTTTCTTACTCAATTCATTAACGGCAATATCAATCGCCATTACAAGATCTATTGCTTTTCGTACATTGCATGGAGGGAGACTAGCTTCGCTCAATTGAATAAATTCAGAATATCCGCGCCAGCCCTCCATTATGAACTTCATCTCAGCCATGGCTCATACCTCGGTCGAGGTGTCTTCTGGGCCGCTAGCTGGCAATTCAGCTTGTGCCGCTCTTTCTGAGGCGCCTTTCGCCCTTGAGAACAAGTCAACAATGCTTCCTTCGGGACGTACTAGTTTATGGATTTTTACCAGCAAGTCGGCAATTAACTGAGGATTGTTTTTTCTCTTAAGTACCTCTAGTCTGGTGCTGATAGCGGTAACACCAATCATAGCTTCGGCAATCTCCTCAGAAAGACTTGCGCCTTCAGAAATACTTTGCACCTCTTCTTTGATTAAGATTCTTAATTTTTCTTTTGTTAATTTCATAAACTCACCCCATCAATGTAACAATAAATAGTATCTTATGTTTCAATATACTTCATGTTTCCGAAATCTTTACCCATACTTAAGTTTACTTTAAATTTACCTAGCTTGGTATTTTCAAATATTTTTACAAGTTCGGAAAATATTTCTCTATCTTCCTTTTTAAAATCCAATACGATACTATCATGTATACAAAACGCAACGTTGCTAGCTCGGTTTTTCAAGGCATCGATAATTTTAATTGTCCTCTCTAAAACCAAATCACTTGTTACGCTCTGTATTACATAGTTTAAGGCGTGATGATCATCTGCTTCGATGCTTCTGCCAAAACATGTTTTAACAACGTTGTCGGTGTAATATTTATTTAAAATTTTATCCTTATCGAAGACATTTTCAAGCCTAGGATTTTTTGCCCTTGGATTATAAAGCCAAGCAAAAACTTTCTTTTTAACCACTTCACGACTTAAAGGTACTTTAAAGACATTCTTTCCTATCCAGGTATGGATATCCTCATCCGGCTGCTTGGCGCCTAAAAGACCCAAAAAAGTCCTTAATTCGGCGGCGTTATAATCAAGCTCAATAAAAAAATCATTATTTGGTTTGATCAAGGAGCGATATTCTTTTCCAAGAGTTAGAATCGGAAAACTATTTTGTGTAGTGGTAAGACGACCTGTCTTTGTACCAAAAATATTATATTCTATCTGCGGCTTGGAACTCATTAATTTCTTTTTTAACTTTAAAGACCTGTAATTTGTCTTGCCCTCAAAAATAGAAAAATCTAAATTCAATTTTTGTTTGCTGATCTGGCAAATCATCTTTTGTATGCTTAGTAAAAAATTATAATTTTTGGGTTTTTCAAAATTTTCAAAAACGTGCTTTGTTATTTCATTTCTAAGATCAAAGTGCTCCAGCAAAAATTGCTGTGGTGCAAGATCGTAAAAACACACATCATCTAAATTTATTTTTGCCTCATTGAAAGAGCGCAAGTATGCTTTCATCTTATCTAAAGAAGCATTCCAGTCCTCAGAAAGATTCTCTGGACACATATCTTCATACGATTTACCATAACAGTACAGACTAGCATATTCTATGTTATTGTGGTGCGTATCCTTGCTGTACTTCCAGGTGCCAGTTAATCCTTGGGGCCATTGTTCGCGATAAAATTGTCCATTGGCGTATACCGCAACACACTCTTCTTTATAATCTAATTTCTGAAAAATCAAAATGTTTTTACGTTAACGTTTAACTCTCTATTGATTCCTTTAATAGTCTTACTCAGACCATGCACTTTATAATACGGAATTATATCATTTCGAAATTTTTTATTCATCTCGTAGTCATCAATAAGTTTACGTTCTTCTACCATCCTCAAATAATAGTAGACACGAAGCCAGAAAAGTTCACCATATTGTTGTGCATAATTGCTAGCCAAGTCGAGTTGTCCCTTAAAGAAGCAATCTTCTGGTTTTCTTGTAATCGTCTTAATTTTTGTTATTTTCTCAAAGGAATACGTGCTCCACTTTTTACAGGGATCTGCTACGGCCATTGTCGGCCGTTTCAAAACATAATTGTTGTACAACTCTACCATATAATGCCTCAAAATAGAAATTTCTACATCATATGCACTTTTGTAAAATCTCTTAAAAGGTTTGTTCATTTTTTCATAACTGTAAGGAACGCCGTACTTAGACATTTTTTGTGCTATTTTTTTGTTAAGAGTCATATTGGCAACGAGGCGCCATGGCGCATTTTTATCAACAAGAAAACCAAATTGTTCAGCAGTTTTCACATAAAAGTTTATATCAATATCTGATAGGAAGCCACTTTTAATTGTATCATCGGAATAATCTAAATTATGTACATCAACGATTAAACCACTAATTCTAGGATTGCAATGTTTTGATCTCGTGAATGCAGATAATGTAACAGGAAGTTGTCTTGTTATACTCCGGACAAATTCAACAAATATTCTTACAAAGCTTTCAAGGTTAAGTATTTTTTTCTGTCTTTGGGGCGTTAAATAAAATTCGTTAAAGGCACTAGATAAATTTTGTAAATAATTCGAATATTCATTACTCAAAGAAACCCATCCTTTTTTAACCTCGGGGCTGAAAAATATATTTTCTTTTTTCAATCCTCGTGCGCCGGCTTGTAATTTGTATCTAGAAACATACTCCATCATATCGTTGTAAGCATCAACAACAAAAGCTAGCCCAAAAACAGTCTTCTTGGCTGAATATTGTTTTAAATAATGTTCATCTACATAAATCGGATCTCCATTCATATCAACCCTACCGTAGAGATTTCCACCAAATTTCCAAAAATTAATTTGTTTTGTGTCCTCAAGATAATCAGTCTGAAAGGCAAAATTTTTATAAAAATTTCTTTTTTCAAACGTCTCTTCTGCAGAAAGAAAATTATTTGCGCCTATGGTGGAGTACTCGTTAAAGCCTTTTCTAGGTTTGAGGTTTTTTTCTACTAGTTTATTTTCTTTATAAGACATAAATATTTACTCACTTTGTATTTTATTATATGCGTTTGTTTAATGTAGCTACCAAGTTCGATGGCCCTAGAAGCGCTTAAGCTCACAGGATGTCGAGGCCTCCGGGGGGGCTGAGCAGCTCGGACTTGGGGGGAGGCGGAACTTCGGCGCCGGCGTCCTGCTCGCCTTCGGGAGCGAGCAATCCTTGCTTCTCAGTCTCGGATGGCTTTTTCTCTGTGGCGGATTTCGGCGTAACATTCTCAGTTTTAGGTTCATTGCCGGAAGACGTCCATATGGCAGAAATATTAGTTGTAAAATTACCATTCGCTAATGTACTCTCCACTTTGTCTACTTGATAATAGCCGCCTAGGCGTATACGACTAGCTACAGAATTCTGGTCGCGCGGGTCGCCTAGGCCCAGCGGCCTAGACTGTACATAAATCAACTGTCCAGGTACAAATAAGCTATTACCCACCAATTCAGCATTAAAATTATATATAGATCCTCCACCTAGATCATTAGCTATATTATTTGTGCCTATTACTTTCGCTTCACCGAGAAATGGGGCATCATTTTTTTCAAAAGTAAGGCCTTTAATAATGCCAGAATCAGAACCCAGAGTAAAATAATATATACCTTTTCTTAAATCATCCATTCGTTGGCCGGAGAGCGCACCAGATCTATGTCCTCTCGCGTACAACAACAAAAAATCATATACCGGTGCGTCTGCAGTTTTTAACCACGCAGCTGAAACTGGCGTGATATCATCCACCTTTACACTTCCGCCGGTGAGGTTCGGCTTAAGACCAGAAAGCTGTACGCTCATCGCCTGGGTGTTTATCGAAGTGAAAACCTTACTTTCACTATCAACACACTGCTCTCCCATTGCTGCCGGTAATAACTCTCCTATTAAATCATTAATTAAGTTCCTTAGCAAATAAGAATCTCTTTGTGGAGAAATCACTTTTTTGACAAACCAGGCTTGAAAAAGGTGCAAAGAAATAGGTATATCTGCAATGCTGATTGCAGCAGAAATAGAAAGATCACAAGGATTAACGATAGACATTGGTCCAACCAATAATCTTACTTTGGAAACAGGAGATTTCTTATAATCAGAACTCTCATTCAGTACGTCATAGCAAGCTTCTAATAAATCACCAAAAAAGAAATACATCACCCTTACTTTTGTAGCGTCTAAGGGGCTTAAGCCAGGTTTTAGCTTTTTAAGCGCCTCGGTAGCTTTTTGCGAAGATTCCTCTCTAGTCTGATCGTCAACAACCCACTCTGTTGTTCCCTGCTTAGCGATCTGATCAACGGCCTCATCGACTTCTCCGGACCGAGTGGTCGACGTCACCATCTCCCCCTGGGTGCCCACTATTTTATTGTAGTTTGCAATCAAATCTGCGCAGTTTTTTGCTTGAGATGATTGGCTTTCGTCTCGAATTTTTTGGCTTCCTTGGGGCCCCTGTCCGGCGACGGCGGCGGCGTGCTGACCGGCGGCGGGGGTTCGGCCGTGTCGACCAACTTGTGACAAATCAACATCCATAAAGAAAATCGTTGCGCCCTGGTCGTCCGGATCAAAAAATCTATCTAAAATCTTTCTATAGGTTTTCGCACGAAGGGTGGAATTAATTCGGTTGCGCGCCTCTTGCTGAGATTTGATGCTCTCATCTATATCTTCGGTGGACGAAGAGTCTGGATTTGTGCCCGGGCTACCGGGGGACTGGCCGGTTTGTTCTAGGCGTTTTTGTCGGTCGGTTTGCGAGCGCTCCAGGCTAGCGTTGATCTGATCTTGGCGTTTTTTATCTTCAGCATCGGGAATTAATAGATCAGTTTCCGGGGCGGATAGGGCGCCTTCGACCCACGCGTGATATTCAATCTCTAAGGAAGCAGTACCATCTATTCTAAAATCAAACGTATGATTCTTCAAAGTTAAATTTAGAGTAGTCTGTGTGCTGTGCAAAATATCTTTTAAGTTAGTGCTTATGTCCGCTGTATTTGGCCTAGCCCAGCCAACCATTAATTTAATACGATAATCCTCTGCATGATATCTAGTTTCATTTCCGCGGCCAGGAGGCCGGACTATCAAATCAGAATAAGTATACTCCTCGCCATCCGGAGACGTTCTTTTTTTTGTTAAAGACGTAAGATTTTGAAAAAATATTTTGAGTGTACACCTTATATTATTAGAAATCTCAGCCGGCTGTGATGCTAAAAGTTCAAAATTCACACTCTCGATTCCAACATCTTGGCCTCTGCCGCTCATATCTGCAAAAATAGAAACCGGGGAACTGCCGGCAGTAAAACTCCCTTCACTAAAAAGAAATTCAACCACCCTATCTTTTTCTGTGGACTCGCCAATTACTTTAAATAATCGTATCATCGGCTGCATATGCGCAAGTTCTTTCGATGTTATTTTGAACAGTTCTTCGGCGCCGCTAACATTTGTTATCTTGCTTACTAGTTCGTATATATCCCCCGACGGTGGCGTCTTGATTTTAAAAAAATTCTTATAAGCACCCACGGGATTATTCACACTAAACTTTGTTCCTCCCCCGGTCAAGCCCATCGATAAATTTCTCATTAAAAAACATTGCGCCTGAAAGCGCGCTTCGTATGCCGCATCAATATCATTTTCGATCGTCTGTTTGGTGGTTGTTACCATAATTTATTTTATGTCTCTAGAACAGACAACGCCTCCTCTAAATTAATAGGTATAAATATAACATCACCAATCTCGTTAGAAAAATCTCCCGGCCTTTTGTTTATCCAGGCAATCACCCACCAATATCTCGAATCTCCAAACGCTCTAAAAGCTAATTTTTCATATCTATCTCCGACTTTCCATATATGCTGTGCCAAGTGAAGTCTGGCAACTTGTGATTGGGTTGGATATACCAGTGTCGGACTTCTATAATGATGAATCCCGACAACACCACGAGATTTAAAAAGATCTTTATAAATTTCATTTGTATTTAGGGTCTTGTGTCTTAGCGCATATCTTGAAACTGCCATTTTTTTCTCCTATTTAATCGTTTGGTGCGGTGTGGGACATCTCAAGGTCGGCCGCATTAGGATCGCCACCAAGCATATTGGACGCCTGGCCGTGGGCGACGGATGCCGCGGCACTGTTTGGATCAGAATAATTCTTTGCAGTGTGGGCAGTCGTCATAGACAGTCTACCAGTACCATATGGATAAGTTTCGCCGGGCCCTCTAAATACTGAATTATTATATCCCAAAGCGTGGGAGTGCAACACTGTAAACTCACAACTAATTTGTAGTGTTTTTGGAACAAACATCGAGGCTCCTCCACCAAATAGACCTCCGCCGCCTTCAGTAAAAAAGCCGGCTTCCAGCTTTGGTTTAAACGAAAATGATTTTATAACACCATAAATAAATTCATCTCCGGACGGGTGTTGGATTAAATTACCAAAACTTAATTTAAATATAGGCGCCTCCGACAACGTTGCTACGGAGGCGTTTTCATTGTATGTCGGATACATGGAACGAATCATTATCTGAGCCATGTCCATATTTACCATTGCTTCTTTGGTACCATATGACGGCGCGTCAAAACTAAAATTAATTGTTCTTTTAGTATTTTGATAGGTCATAATTGGATCCATTCGAGCATAAACCTCCTGTTCATTCCATTTAGAATCAAATTTATCTTCATAAGCTGTCAAAAAAGCTTTAAATTCAGCATTTTGTTCATACTGTCGTGCATTTTGAAAAATTATTTTTTGGCCCGCTTCAAAAAGAAAATCAGAATTATCTGCACCCTCAAATGTTCCTGCCATTTTTTATGACCTCCTTACAATTGCGCTATGTTTCTTGTTGAGATATGTCTCAACAGCTTTTGCAATAACTTTTGTTCCCGCCGTATCCATTACCAAGAGGACGTCTTGACCCTTCTCTTCAACATCCGATGCACCTGTTAGCGTAGTTGTGAGATTACCAATCATCGACGAAAGGCCACCAAGAGCTGCAGCAACAACAGTACCGGTACCCATTTCGTTAATTTGAATCATCATATTTTCCAACGCTCTTACTTTTGTTTCGTCAACTCCAACTGTCGCTTTTATCGTCTCGGCAGCTGCAGTAAGTACACCAGACGCTTCTGGGCCCATTTCTGCTAGGTTTTCGAACCCTTCGGTCAATAAAGCAAATTTAAGCACAGAAGAGGTTGGCATAGCCGACATAACTTGTCCGACATCCTTCAGATTTTTTGTAACATTCATCAAGCCGGCGGATCCGGCGGCCATGGCTTCAAACATATGTGCCATAGAAAGTGCAATAACGGCGACAACAACACCCAACGCAATCAGCGGAGGTAGAGTTAACCAGGATGAAAGAGCAAAAATAACGAGCGCACCAGTAAGCATTACTATCGCTGCGGCAAACATAACCAAACCAGGAGCTGCCAGCAAAGCAAACAACCCTATTAATACCAAGCTAGCACCCAATACTACAAGAGCCGCAACAACAATAACGACGGCTATAGCGATAATAGTCAAAGCAACCGCTGCCATAAGAAGAGCGACACCAAAGCCAATAGCACCTATTCCAGCCATCAAAAATCCTGCGCCGGCCATAATAAGTGCTGCTCCGGTAAATAACATTGCTACGCCGAAGGCCATCATTGGGCCTGTGGCGCCTCCGCCGGCAATTGCCAAGCCGATCATCAAGCCAATCAATATTGCTAATCCGATATATAGGGGAGGGGAGTGAATAGAGGCAAAAAGCGCGTATCCTATTAGCAACAGTGCCGCGGCGAGGAGGCCGACAAAAAGCGCTGCCTTGATACTACTCAAGCCAAGCACTGTTTGCGCCGCACTATATGCCCAAGTTATGGGAGTTAAGATAGCCAACCCAGCTGCAGCTGCATATATTGCCGCGGTATACGCAGCTTTAATTGGCAACAAGAGCATATATTTAGCAGCCGAAACAATGCTTGCTTGAGCATTTGTTATTTTTGCAGCCGTATTTAAACCAGTTGCTGCAGCCTCGACGCCGTCTGCAACTGTATTTGCGCCGGTAGCGGTTAATTCCGCTCCCAAGGCGACGGTTACAGAACCAGAGGCTGTGGCATTAGTTCCTTTTGCAATCGTGTTTGCTGCTATGGCTTGGCCGTTGGCTCCATATAGCAAAGTTGATGTAGATCTTCTGGCATTTGCACCTTCTTCGACGACGGTACTTTCGAGATTAGATGCGGTATTTGCTTCAGTGGCAGCTGCCACAGTGGCCTGGGCAGCTGCCAATTGCGCGTCCATTAAAATTGCTCTTGCGGCTGCAGCTGCCTTGAGCTTCATTACATAAGTAAGAACCGTCATGGCGGCGGCCAAAGAAAGAATACCGCCAGTGATCACTGGACCGGCAATTTTCGTCATCCAATCCAAAACAGTCTTCAATCCTGCGGCGATGGGGCCAACAAAAGCAGAAATAGATTGCATTATGCTCTCAATCGATTCTTTAAAGTTACGTGATCGATCAGCCAATTCTTGTAGTTCATCTGGAGAAAGCAAAGTCGCCTCTCCCTTATCCAGTTTATTTAATCTCGCATCTAGTCCATCAATTGACATACCAAAAAGCCTATTAGCCTCGTCCATATCAGTGATTCCAATTGCAGCTGCAATTGCTTTTTGTTCATACTTACCCAGTGATCCAAAAGCTTTACCCTGCGCCTTGATAGATTTGTGAATTGCCCGAATTCTATCATTTTCTGACATTTCTACCATTTTAAGGCTATTGAGATAATCACCACCTAATATGCCGTTTAAACGACCGGTCGCTTCGGCGGCGCCTCGAAAGGTATCAAATTGGCTTGTTATGTTTAATAACCTACTGGTTTCAACACCAGTTTCTTTTGCCATGGCCGACAACTCCATATAAATTCCTGTGAGTTTTTTAGCATCCCTGCTATAAGCAGCCAACGTTGGCATAGCGGCTTGTAAATCAGAACTCAATTTTGCAATCGGAATATCCATTGCGCGGGAGGCTTTAATTAATTGGCTGGTCATCGCCATCGATTTGGTCGCGCCCATACCAAGTGTTTTGTTAAAGGTATTAAGCAAAGGTACTGATATATCAGAAGATACACCTATCCTATCCATTGTGGCAACAAAGCTCCCCAACTCAATACGAGACGTCTCAGATATATCGGTAAAGCTCTGCATACCAGCATATAATGCCTTTAAGGCTTCGCTAGATCCATCAATTGTAACGCCATACCTAGAGGTCTCATCCCTAACAGTCGTTATTATCTCACCATATTCTTCACCCGCGCCGGTCGACTTATAGAAACTAGCTTGCGCAGAGTCTAACGCTCCGATCATCATTGTTGTGCCTTCCATGACTTTCATAGACATGGAGCCTATTATATTCTGAACTCCAGCAAATGCTTTTTCGGCGGCCTTTGCCATACTGAAAGATGCTTTCTCTACGCTGCCAAGATTGCCAATCATTCCAAAGAGAGATTGATTCCAACTATCGCTTGTAAAACTTAGCGGGCCCAATCGTCCTGTTAAGCCATCAAAAGAACTACCCAGCCCGTCGGCCGCGGCTGCAGCCTCAAGATGTCTTTTTACTAACAACGAGGATGCGGCAATCTGCTTTTCAAAGTTTTCTATTTGATCTTTGTTAACTTCGGCATTTGCCTTTAGTGCCTTAACATTCTTTCTCAGCGCATCGCGGATAGCCTTTAAAGCATATGCATGCGCCTTCTCTTTATTAACTACCGTCTCAAGTCCATCAGATAGTTCGTCCAGATAACGCTTGTGTTTTTGTGCACCGAGAGCACCCAGCTCTTGTTTTCTAGTTGCCTCATCGAGACTAAGGCTCATTCGTCTAACTGCTTCTTCAGCAGAAAGAGCACTACCAGAAAAATCTTGTACTTCTTCTTTTAAGGCGGCGATAAGCTCTTCAGCCTCTTCGGCCTCTAGGCCAAGCTTTTCAATAAGCCTTATTGCGTCTTTTAACGCCATTTACAGTTTCCCCCTACTTAAATGGCCACTTAATACCCGTTTTTCTAAAAAATGTATTTGCTGCTTTTTCAAGTTTGAATTTATTTTTATATGTCCTGGCATCACTTAAGCCGTGATCTTGAGCCAGCCTCATATAATCTTTCTCTTTTGCCAAGACATTCATAAAACTTTCAACTTCTGATTTTGTACCAGATATTTTAACATCAGGCACTGGGCCTCCGAACATACCACGCAAAATCCACTTTACCCAGCTGCCAAACATGCCAAGCCAAGATTCATTAAGCTTTTCTTTCCTCGCCACACCAAGATCAACAACCATTTTTGATAATTGATCTTCTGTTAAGGTCTTTTGTTCTTCCATGGAAAGTCTCCCAAGAGTAAATATAATACTATTGTAAATAGTATTTTATAAAAAAAGCCGAGAAGCATTTCTCGGCTTATTTCTTATCGTTTTGATTTAGCCTTCCTCATAGCATCTTCTTGAGCAGCGTTTTCTTCTTCAAATTGTCTCTGCAATCTTCTAAGAAACCAAGTACGAAGACCGACAGGCAAACTATAGGCTTCTGTAAAACTCCAACCACCATGATATTTGAGGACAAAAAACTGTTCGTAAACAGCCTCCATATAGTTATTACTGAGGCCAAAAAAAGTCCGCAGTAAAGGGCACCTCCATTAGTGCATCTGCACCGCAAGTGGAACAAGAAAAATCTTGTGTTAAATCTATATTGGGACTTAATTTCTTATAAATATTTCTTAAATATCTAGAGTCTGAAGCCGGTACCACATTAATAAAACTATTAAGCTGTGTTTTATCTGTTATTCCACTCACAGAAACAATATATAGCCTCATTTGATCTGTTAGGGTTGTTTCGCCTAAACTATGTTTTCTTTTTTGTTCCATAGATTTAGTTAACCACTTTTCATCTTTTCCGCTCAAAAGACGCACCTCGACATCAACTTCCATTTTTGGCAAAGTAACAATAAATGTTCCTTTCTCTGTCTTACTAAAAGATTCTTCTTGGTCATCCGGATAAGTGAGCCCCGCTTCACTTAGAAAAAAAGTATGTTCTCCGACAGTATTACACACTGGGCAGGATACTTTGGTTGAATATTCATCACCATATGCTATGCGCCTGGTGCTAATAATAATTGCATTTTTATCACCTACAAGCAAATCATCAACTTTTATGCGTTTATCAACAATAATGCTTTGTAATAGCCTATCAATTGCAATACCTTTTTTTAACAAAGTTCTGGAAGTTAAAATATCTTCTTCTTTCGCCGTCATGTGGCGAACTTCAATCGATTCCTGATCACACAAAGGATGGGAAGCGGAATAGAATTGACCCCTTGAGGGCAATTCAACAAATTCCGTTGGTACCACAAAAGTTAAGCCAGTGGAACTATTGGCTGCCGGCGGCTGTATTGCAGCTGCCGGCGGATCGGAAACGTGAGTGCGTGCCGGGACGCGCTCATCATTATTTCTAACAGACATTTCTACCTCTCTTATGTCTAACTTCGTCTATTATAGTTTATTTTTAAAAAATTTTAAATATTTTTTTGCTAGGCGTCGTCGGCGCCGAGACCCTCGGGGGTACCAGGAGCGGCCGTCGTGCCAGCTGCGCCGATGATTTCCGGAGCAGGCATACCTGACACCGATACGTTGTCGTTATTAAGCTTTGCAAAATCATAACGTAATGTTAATGTAATTTCAGTCAAATCATCACTAGTATAATCCAACTCGCCCCACTTTACATCTTTAATCCAGCAGTTATAAAGAATCCAAGATTCAACAGGATCATGTGTCTGGGCCTCGGGAGGGCTTCCCAGGACAGACGGCACAACTGTGCCTTGTGTGCCAATTTGATCAATTCTCACGCGTCCAAGAGCGGAGACAGCATCAGACTTATTAATAGTCAAGGTGTCAAACGCATCTTCCGGTGGTGACCAGCCACTCCATCTAATAATATTATAAATTGTAGCCGTTGCATCGGGGGTTACAGGATCAACCAATGTGACATCAATTGTTTGCCACTCCAGGCGGCCCGGGTAGTAAAACTTGTGATTTAAGTAGTCGTGGTTAATTTCTGTAATGGAAAAAGATGGTTTTGAAACTTTTTTGCATATCCAAGTGGGGATACCGCCCAAGTATAAAAGCCATCTAAAATTTCTTTTAGGCTCCGGAACTTGTGCTGAGACGTCTGACCAAAAAGGCATTGTATTAATTCTCCTGTTTTTTGTAATGCTTTAAAGCATATGTTGTATTATTAACTAGTATTAATATTTTTTTTTAATCCTCAAAAGAAGCACCAGTTCTTGTTACCATAAAATCAATTGCGATATATTCGATGGCGCGGGCTGGCTTCAAGAAAATCTTAGCATATAAGATGTTTCTGTCAATCAAATCAGGCGTTGTTGTAGTTTCGTCAAGAATAATTTTGTAATCCGCTAACCCTAAGCGTGTCTTGACACCCTTCAGGAAGGGATCAACTTGGCCAACAAATCTATTCCAAGTAACTTGTACGTTCTGGTCAAATAATACTCCCGCAGCCATTCTGGAGATATTCTTTTTAATGAAAATAAGAAGTCTTCTAACATTAATTCTGTCCAAAGCAGACGGTGTTATTTGCAAAGTCTTTTGTCCAAAAACAACAATTCCTTCCGCAGGGAATGATGCAATCGGATTAATATTGGCTTCGTAAAGCTTATCTCTGTTTTTAGCAGAGAGTTTCTCCGTGACACCAATAACTGTTAATCCGGAAGATCCAGCACTCAGGCCCCCTCTATTAAAGCCCGCGGGCGCGAACCATGGTTCTGTAGACGCCTCAGAAGATGCCATCGTTCCTAAAGCCACCACCGAAGGAGGCACTTTTAAGTTGACGTCGGATGATGCATCCGTGATAAGAGCCCAGGGATAATATGTGCAGCCATAACTTGAATTGATGCTACGATCTTGCAAGTTTGCCACAACTTCTCTTACATTGCCATATCTATCGTATGTGTTGGTTTTCTTAATTTCCGGAGTGGGCACAAATACATCCGGCAAATCAATAATTGCTAAAGCATCCCCCCTCTCGGTACAAACGTCAACGAGCTTTTCTGTAAGACCGGCGTTAGTAATACCGGGCATTGTAACAATGTTAAATTCATAATCCTCCACAGAGCTAATAATATCAATTGCCTCTTCTATCGTATTATATTCATAACTAGTTTTTGAATCGCCGGCGGCGGCTAGCAAAATTTTGTTTGTGAAGGGCTCGCGCTCTGTGATGTCCAAACCATCGAAACCGCCATGCATAGGAACAATAAAACGATTGATTCCTAGTTTCTGAAGCAAGAATCGCCAGCCGCCCGGATATAGATTGCTTTCGCCGGCGGTACCATCATTGGCTAAGCCGGCCGTCTTCGCGGTGATCGATGACCCGTTGATAGTAGATGTACCAGCGCGTGAGCCAGAGATCCACAGAACGTGATTTGCGTCGTCCGGATTTGGGCTATCAGAAGTAAATGAGCCGCTAATATCATCCAATGTAAAGTAGAATGGAGATACCGTATTGCTTCCCGCAGTATGAGTTTCGTCTTTAAGGTATTGCGGAAGAGGACGAAGTAAATCTAGCGTGCTGGGTTCAAAATCTGTATTTGACGTTGTTTTACCAGAGTAAAAGCCAAAATATGCCTTCTTGGGATCACTAAACCCACCATCAGCAGAAGATGCGCGACAAGTAATTGTCGGCCACTTGAAGGATCCGGTAAAGCCTATGGTGCCACTGATAAACGCACCGGACTTGCCGGCATATGCGATCGATTCGCCTTGCGCAAATTGCTTGGTCTCGACGGCAGCTGCCGTCGTAGTAGATCCTTCAACGTAAGGGGTGGCGGCCTCACCAAGGATTGAGAAATTATACGGGCGCGGAGGGGCTTCGAAACCAAATGGTAGCAAAGCCGGATCCATGCCTGATTCATCTAATTCTTGATTCATTTCAACACGAAGATACTGAGATTTATTACGATATGCGCCATATGTTCTCAGGCGACGCTGGGTTGTATCAAATCTTGTAAATTGATCTCCCAATCTAGCTGCAAGGTAATTTCTTGAAGCAGGGTTTAAACTAAGCCCACTGTAACGTTCCACAACTTGTTGTTCTTGATCGTGATCCCTAAGTCGGCGGATAACAACCGTAAAGGTGCCAAAAGGATTGTTATCATTAGTCGATGGCATAATATCCTCAATTGCAACTTTTAGATTATGCATATCCCATTGGCCGGCCTGGTGTGAAACAAAGCGGAAAAGTTGTTGACAATCAGCAGGTTTCATAGATCCTGTTGGACCCATATGTTGACTAAAAATCCAAGGAGATTTGGCCGGCTGAGCGTCCATTCTCATATTAGCCCATTGCTCGTCGGCGCCACCGCCGGACGACTTTGCCAGGCCCAACACAACACCAAAAATATCACCCTCTTGAGAACCAGCGCTGGCTAAAACATGTGTTTCGACAGCTTTTTCGTATGTTTCACCTAGCCAATAATTTTTAGAATTTGTTGTAATAAGGGAATTAATCAATGTTGGATTTGTATCAAAAACTTTTCGAATGTGTTTTGAAGATCCATCGGCAAAATCAAAGGTAACTGACTTTGTAACTTCTCCGGCATTATCGCGGATGTCGAGGACAAAGCGCGCATTGGGGCCGGCAGATTTAATCATATTTGAATTGGAAGAAGTTACAAATGACTCCCCTAGTGTAGTTTCAACGCCCAAGATGAAGACTTTTTCATCGAGAGTATCCCCATATCCCTGCACTGTCCACGCAGCGTGAGTCGGCGTAGGAACAACTGAAAGAGTCGCGCTATTTCCTGCGTTGCCGACGTCAGCGTTGTTTGTGACAGTGACTATATCACCCGCTCGAACCGCAGACCAATTAGCATGCGCGTGAATAGCATCCTTCAAGTTCTCGGCAGTCAAAGTATCAGCAGTTGCTTCAGTAAGGTGCGGGTTGACGAGAAAGCCGTAACTGCCTGTTCCATTCGCAGTAAACTCACTTATATCACCACCTTCAGTCTTAAGACGCACCCGGGAAGCACCGGTGCTAGTACCGCTAGTGACATCGGCATCAGTCATGATGCCACCACCTGCTAACTGTATAGTTGGAGTTACTGACCAAGTATCACCGGTGGGGCCGCCATACCACCCGTAGTTATTGGCATAATCAGCAACGCCGGAACCCTGAGAGCCTCTAGCTTGAATTTTTACGCCGTCAGTGTTAACAACAGACGCCACCAGAGGAGTTGTTGTTAGGCCGCCGGAGTCTCCGCCGGCGGTGTCATCATTCGTGCCGGCTGTGCCGCCCAGCTGCCATGAAGCTCCAAAGGTAAATTCTTCGGTCGTGCCGGCCTCGCCGCCGCCTGTAGAATAGCCGGTATCACGCTTTAAGGCCTGAACGATACGATTAGCCAAAGTGGCCGCGGCGGTCAAATCTCCGCCGTCGGAACCTCTACAAGAAATACGACACTCATGAGCGCCAACCGAACCAAGGACGCCGGCGGATGTACTCGTCGCGTCGGCGTTATCGATTATAGTAATAGTATGATTCTGAAGTGCTGCCCCGGCCCCGTCTAAGAATTCCGTGTTATCAGAAAAGTCAAGAATAATTTGCTGACCGTCTAATACAGTTCTATCTAATGATCTTATAAAGATACCTTTGTTGAGGGTGTTCTCTCCATCAGAGAGAATAGCGCCGTCGCCGGTGGCCAAGTCATCTCTGGTATCGAGTGCAAGAGTGCCGGTTGCTGCAGTGCCTCCGATACCGGGTGAGCCGCGAGTCGAACCCGATAGGGTAACAGAGCCCTCTGCAACATACCAAACAGCAGCCAGTGTGCCAGTTGTCGGGAAGGCCGTGACGATACCATTTAGCGGGTCGTCGGTGCTAGCGGAAGGAACAAGCCAGAGTCCATATGCGCCGCCGCCAGTATCTGAAGCAGAAACTGTCTTCATTGAGCCTTTCGTGGCGCCATCCCAAGTCCACCAACCGGCTCGGGCTGAGTCAGTTGCCACAGAAGCATGAGCTTTGCCAACTAATCGCATAAATGTCAGAGGAGAATTGTTTGCCAGCCAAGCCTGTGCTGCATATGCTGCATATGTAGGCGCAGCGGATCCATCAGTGGAGCGCCAAATATCCTTTCCAGGGACGCCGGGATTAGGCGAGCCAAATATTTGTATAAATTCAGAATATGATGATACCTGTACTGGTCTATTGCCCGGGCCTCTCGTAGAGCGACCTATGACCAAAGGCCCAACCCCGACGGCTGCCTTTGGAATTTGTGATTTGTCTATTTCATTTAGAAAAACACCTGGTGAAACAAATTTAAACTTTTTGACTGACATTGCTTAGCCTCCTTACATATAAAATTAGTTTTGTATAAGCTTGTTGCTAATATTATAATTCTTTAATAAATAGTAACATTTAAATCCAAACTCCATAAGAGTTCTAAATTAATCTCTGAATTGTTTATCGCTTTCCAAGTTCTGTGTTGTCCCCGGAATGTCGCCCATTACCACTCTTTCTCTTCCTATTTTTACATCAACAAAGTTTTCTTTAACAATAATTTTAGAACCCTCTTGATTTTTACCTGTGCCGATGATATAACCCAAAACTTTTATATCAACTTTTGTTTCGTACTTTCTTTCCCCTTCTTCTAAATTAGAAATATTATTCTCTACGGAAAAATCTTGCTGTACAAACGCCTCATATCTATGATTATTGCGAGCTAGAGTAGCGTAATTAATGTGGCTGCCTATGCGTATAAACGGCTCAATCATTTCATTTATTTGTTGTTGATATTCCGCTCTTAAAGTAACAGAGTACAGCAATTCGATATATGTTGGAGCAGGTATTGTATACGTCTGATATACGACTTTTTTATTTTTTGATACTTTATTGCCGGCACCAATTGTTGGAAAATTATCTTGTTTATTGAGTCGATAAGAATCAGCATTTGCAAATTTCTGAGTTTTTTCTTGATTTATTCTTCTTGCAATTGTGATGGCTCCGCCTCTTTCGTTTGTTAGCGCATTTCCAAAAATACCACCTTTCCTTGATAAATCTTTTGTTATTGAACTCCTTTCAATGGTGATGGCCGGCAAAGTAAAAACTCCTTCAATATTTCTAAAATCTTTATTGTGTTTGATTTGGAAGGCGCGCTCGGGTGTGACCCAGATAACAGGAGTTTCTTTCCACCCCTTGTTGGTTGTGGTGAATATATTTAAACCATCGATGTAGTCGTACAAAGCGAAATCAATATTTTCAATATTCGCTGGCTGTATATGTATCTCTTTAATTACCGAAGGGTCTTCCAAGCCAGTACGTACAGACTTTTGTTTATCATCAACTGGCATCGAACAAACCCTCTCTGGATCTAATACACTTCGCTGTTACTTCAAATCGATGATCAATTTGGCCAAATAGTTGTTTTTGTTCCTGCAGAGAAACTATTTGATAATAAAGACTACCGTACAAAACAAAATCGCCTTCGCGAACAAATAAATTTTGATCTTCAGTTAAACGTCTTTTATGAAAATGAACAGTCATATTAGTATCTTTGTCTAAACCATATTTATCTGTACTGGTTTGTATGCCTTCCCATTCTATTAGTGCATAAACACGAATAGGTGGTAAAAATGTCTTTTCAATTGCTTCACCATATAAAGAATGAAAATCAGTATGTTTTGTGCTTATCGGATAATATAAAACCTGCTGTCCTATTACTCTCTCAATAAGTTCATCATTTACCTGCTTAACTAAATCACGTTCTTTCTTGCCTAAAAATAAAGGCGGCGGCGGCGCGGCCGGCTGAGACCATTTTTTTGAATCATCTGGCATATTTCACCCCTTTAACCAACGAAAACGCCGGCCGGTACATTTTTGAAAGCTTCGTTTGTATTGCTTATCATCTTAGATTCAGTTTCAACCAACTTATCATAAGTCATTTCGCTCAATATCGTCTTTAGTTCTTCTCTTAATTTTTCTTGCTCTTCTTTCGCTTGTGATAATAAGTCTGAAGCGTTAAGGGTGACTGATTCTCCAGGAATTGGAATGGTGGCAAATTTTCCTCTGATTTGGCCTAGCATTTCTTTTGCCAATGATAATCCAAATCTTCTTATCCACTGTTTGCCTATACTATTAATATTCCTATAGGGCAAATTGGCAAACGGAAGGGTGTTTAAGTTGTTAACCCCGTCCAATCCTGTTTCGCTGGTGGAACTTTCTATCCAAACATCTTCTTGAACGGTAAAGCGAACCCAAAATCTTTGTGGAGTGGTGGTGGTGGGAACAGGATGTAATCTTAAAAGGTTATTTCTTAGTTCAAATGAATAATGTGAATTTCTTGTGTATATAGCATCTTCATAGGCCATGGCTTGCAACTTGTTTTGCCATGGGGGGATAACTTCAAACGTAGAATCATCCGCGAACATACCATATGTAGACAAGTTACCCACTGAATTCATCCCGCCATAATATCCATAGAATCTCCACATTGCGTGAGGAGTTTTAAAATAAACTTGCTTAATTGTAACTTTCTTATTACCCACCAGATTATAATACGCAGAATCAGACTCTAAACTAGCTACTTTAATCAACGCTTGCAAATCATATTCTTGTTGTTTGTCGCCGGTGGCGAATGAAGCAGAATATTCAGTCGTCAGGCCGCCAGCAGATACTTCTTCTGACATACGATCGCCAATTCTTCTTGCATATGCGAAATTAAATTTTGGAAATTTAAGAGCCGCTGGCGATTTGCCCTCCAGGCTTGCTGAAAGAGGGCCGGTCAAATGACCATCATGATCAAAAGTACCAGTTGCGGCGCCTAGGACATTTGTTAATACGCTCTTGCCTTGATAAATATTAATAATATATGAATATTCTAATACCGCCTCTTCATAGGCAGCATATATATTCTCTTCCGTTAGTTCTACATCTAAAACATCACCGCCAAGTTTTTTATATGTATAGGCAACTTGATCTAGTGCGCCAGATATAAAATTTGTATCATAAAGGTCACTTCCAACATCAGCATACATACCAAAGGGATATGATGTGGTTGCTTGTGCTCTAGATTCTGTTCCGGTAACCGGAAGCGTGATCGCACTTACCTGACTGGCTGGAGTTAACGTTGGTACGGCCATTCATGATGCCTCCTTTATGTTGTAATTAGTATTCGAATAAAAGAAAACCCCGCCTCAATTGAAAAACTGAAGCGGGGCTTCTTAAGCCTATGGTTTTATTTTATTAACCTAGCATATGTTGTACAACAACGAGGCCGTACATATCAGGTCGAACCATCTTCTTAGCGTAACGAGTCATCACGCCCTTACGGGGCACGAAGTCCTCGGTACCGAAGATCGTCGGGGTGACCTGTAGCGGGACATAAGGAGAGTATACGTAGCCACTTTCGAGGAAGCTACCACCCTTACGGCCAACTAGAACCAAGTTACGCGGGAAGTAGGGATCAACCCAGACATCCCATTTCTTGGAAATACTACCTGCCTTTACGGCACCAACAGTACCCTTGTCAGAGTCTGCCGTGACGTCAGCACGGAACCCAGCAGTAAACTCAAGGATGTTCGCAACCTCCGGTGAAGTAACCAGGAAGTTAGCACCACCACGAAGAGTCTTTCTGTGGATCTGCGCCGAAATGTCATTAATGGTCTCGACAAGGGTCTCATACCATTCAGAAACATTACCGGTAAAGTCAGCACCAAGCAAGTTATCAGCATCATCAATACCACCAGTTGCCCAATCTTCGACCACAGTACCGTTCGAACGATTGACGAATCGACCAGGACGACGCGACCAGTGATAAGTACCAGCAGTAGCACCCTTGACCAGATCCTCAAGAATCTCACGATCAATTTCTAGAGCAATCTGCTCAGAAAGAATGCTAGTAAGCTCGACTTCGGCATCCAAGTTGTGGTAGGCATTGAGATCCTGTCCCAATTCCGGAGTCCACTTGGCTTTGAGCTTCTTGGTGACAGCGGTGACACTTATCGAGTCGACCTTGATGTCGATCTCGGGAATGTCAGTCGTGACGTCACTAAAAACGCCGCTAACCGTGGTACCATCAGACTCTAAGAGCCACTCAGTTCCGCCAACAACGGCTCCAATGGCATGATCGCCAGAAACCGCACTGAATGCATCAGCCGTTGGATATTCAAAACCCAGAGTTGAAACGCC